TGTCCTCGAAAATGTGTACGAGTCTGGGCACATAATGCCTGGTCAGAGGCACTGACGAAAAGTTAGTGCCTCGAAAGCCGTTGTGCCCCAACTAATCTCACATCTGCGCATATCGGGCCTAGAATGAGCCCTGAGAGCCCCGTAGAGAGGATTTACACATGGCAGGAACCGGACCCGCGGCGAAAGAGGCTTCAACCCGGCAGCGGCGAAATAAGACCTCGACCAAGGCCGTCCTGCACGCGGTCGACAACCCCGAGGTGCCCCCGCTCCCCGAAGCGTCCGACTGGCTCGGCGGGATCGAGGACATCACCGGAGACGGCGAGCAGATCGAACGAGAGTGGCCCGAACCGGTAAAGGCCTGGTGGGACGACATCTGGAGCTCCCCGATGTCCCAGGAGTTCGTCGACTCCGACATCCACGGCCTGTACCTCGCGTGCTTCTACCTGGCGCAGGTGCTCAACCCGTTCCTGAAGATGAGCGACCGGATCAGCGCCTCGAAGGCCTACGAGACCCAGGTCCGCAACTTCGGCCTCAACCCGATGAGCCGCCGGACCCTCCAGTGGGAGATCGAGCGGTCGGAGGAGGCCCAGGAGCGGGGCCGCAAGCGTCGCGCCGGACGCAAGCCCAAGGACTTCGTCGACACCCCCGAACCCGCTGACCCGCGGGCCGTCCAGGAGGACAACTCCAACCCGTTCTCGGTCGTGTCTTAGACTGGCTAACGACCCCCTCGGATGTGACATCGCCAGCGCACCCGAGGGGGTCGTTTTTTGCCCTCAGAAACCTGAGAGAAACCTTAAAACTTTCCGGTTAACGCTCAACCAGAAACGCTCCGAACCCGCTTCGGTGTAGTACTAAAAAATCCAGACGGTTTTCAGGCCTCTGACCAGCGGAAACAACCAAAACGGCCGAAAAGTTCTGAAATTAATACTACACGAAATCGGGCCTTTTCGAGCCCCTGACCTGCAACAATCCGTTTTGTAGCATATGTAGTACCCATTTTTGGGTCGAGGACCCCCGTAGAGAGAGGGCGAGAGAGGCCCTTAGTTGTCACGGTTGACGTGCATATTGGCGACAAGAACCGTGACAACTAATTACTACTAGTGCTGACCCAACCCCCAAAAAGGGTACTACATATGCTACAAAAATTATCCCCGCTGGTCAGAGAGTCGGAAAGTCTTGATTTGTGTAGTAGTTGTCACGGTTGTTGGATACTACGTGGTACTACATTCCTGAATGACGACCAACCAGAAAAGTCGGTGTCCGTTTCTCAGCCTTTTCTCAGAAACGGCCCGATTTCCCTTAGTTCCCAGGTTGGCACCAACCATGAAAGTCGTGTAGAGTGGCCCCATGATCATCCGAAACGAGCTCGCCAAGGGTGGGGCCGCGACCTTCTTCGTGGCCTGCGATTCGCCCTCCTGCGAGAAGACCATCAGTGCGACGTTCCACGACTACGGCATCGACTTCCCCGGCCCTGGCAACCAGCTCCGCGGCCGCTACCTCGACCGCCTCCGCAAGCGCGGCTGGAGCATCGGCCGCAAGGACTCGACCTACACCTACTGCCCCGACCACACCGTGCGGGTGCCCGAGGGGATCAACCTCGAACCGCCGCGCCCGATCGGCCGTCCGCGCAAGGGCGACCTCACCGGCGACACCCCGGCGCAGAAACGCAAAAGAATGCTCGCCGAAAAGGCCGCCAAAACGGAAGCCCGGCGCGAACGGCAGCGCATTGCTGCCTCGAAGAGAAGGAACCAGAAGAATGGCTCATGACGCACCTTTCCCCGGCCCGACAATGGTCACGATCAAGTGCGCGGCCGCCGCGCCGGTAATTCAGGGCCCCTCGGGATGTCCGAAGATCGGCATTCGTATCGAGCCCGGCGAGAATCGGCGCAAGAAGATCAAGAGCGAAATGGCGAAGGAGCCATTCTCGAAGTGGATGCCGATTCCCGCCGAACCGAAGTACAACCTCGTCGGGTGGGTCCCGCCCGAGCACGACTGGCTGTGCGACCGGCACGCCGAGGAGTTCCGCACCACCGGCACGCTGCGCCTCGCCAGCGGGGCCATGATCCGGCGCTCCGAGGACGACGAGGCGACCGTGCGGGTCGAGAAGACCGCCACCCCGGTGCAGCGGTTCGTGGAGCGGGTCGAGAAGGTGAAGCACGACCTCCGCGAGCTGATCGAGGCCGACGACGCCGCCGACCGGGTCGAGCCCGAAGCCGACGAGGACGCGATCAGGGATCTGGACGACGGGGACGAGCTCTGGACCGCCGTCGACCGCGGGGAGGTCCCGAACCCCTACGACGGCGCGCCATCCCTGGAGCCGATCCCGCCGACCCCGCAGCGCATGACCGCGGCCGAGAACGAGATCCACCGGCTGAAGGAGACGGTGCTCGGCGACGACGACGGCAGCGTGGAGAGCCGACTGACCAACCTCGAAGACATGATCCAGGGGATCGAGAGCCGCCTGAAGCGGGCCGAGGCGAACATCACCGACCTGGCCGACACCTGGAACGCATCGCTGCCGAAGTCGACCAGCAACCCGAGAACGGACCTCACCGGGCCGCCGAACACGCGCACCCGCGCCGAGATCATCAGCGACCGGGTCGAGCTCTCGATGACCGCGAAGAAGTTCGGGCTCGTGCTCCGCGGGACCGTCGCCTCGATCGTGGCCGACCGGATGACGTACGGGGGTGACCTCTCCTACGTGACCGAGCCCGACTTGTGGGACACGTTCTCCGAGCAGATCAGGAAGTACAGTTGACGTCAACCTAGAAATTGCGGTAGGGTGTGGGTATGAACGCAGAGAACACACCCACACCCCTACCGCCGCTCCAGGCCTGGAGCAACCCGACCCTCCCCGAGCTGAAGCTCGACGAGGAAATCACCGAGCTGCTCCAGGACCGCGCGCGGACCAACTTCCCCTCGGTCCAGCCGCCGCTGCCGCCGAACGTCGAGGTCGGCAACCTGATGCGCGAGCTGGCCGAGCAGATGCGCGAGAAGCTGGCCCCGGCGCTGCGAGAGCTCGGCCTGGCGGCCCGCGGGATGTTCCAGACCATCGAGGCGGAGTGGCCGACGGTGCAACGGATCGCCGAAGAGGCGCAGCGCGAGGTCGACGAGCGCAACCCGCCGGACCCCAACAGCCTGCGCGACGAGCGCGGCGTCAAGCGGCCCGCGTCGGTGCCGCCGATGTGGGCCAACAACCCGACCCGCAAGCGGCGTCGCCGGTGAGGCCATCCGCCATCGCGAGCTGGGTGCTCACTCAGCTCATCAACGCGGCGATGCGCGCCGTGAACCCCCTACCGAACATGTACCCCGACCCCGAGGAGGACCCCGCCGATGAGTGACGCACCGAAGTTCGACCACGACGCCGAGCTGGAACACCAGCGCCAGCGGCACGAAGAGGAGATGGACCAGCTCGACCACCTCGACAAGCCGGTTCGAGGCATCGAGCAGTTCAAGACGGCCACCGAGCGGTACCTCGAAACAGTGACCACCGGCGAGCAGTGGGGGTTCGGCCAGCCCGACCCCGAGCCGTCCGACGCGCCGAGCGCCCACGACCTGGTCATCGGCGACATGGCGAGGCGCAAGGAGTTCGGGCTGGCGAAGTACGGCACCCCGCTCCAGCACGACAACGGCCGCGACCACCTGGTCGACGCCTACGAAGAGGTGCTCGACCTCGCGGTGTATCTGCGCAACGAGATCGAGGCTCGCCACGAGCGGGGCCTGCCGATCATCGACCCGAAGAACCCCGACCACTGCGAGTTCGTCGCGGCGATGCTCTGTCAGCCCGACATCCCAGACGACCCGACGAACCCGACGGCCTGGTTCCGGCAGGCCAGGCAGCTCCGCGAGCGGGGTGAGTGATGCCGCTGACGAGACCTTCCCCAGGGTCGAAAGCCTCGACCTACCGCGGCAAGAAGGACTTCCGTGTGCTGGTCAAAACCATCACGAAAGCCGGGGGCGAGATGCGGATGCCCCGCCACACCGGCGGCCACCCGCAAGTGTTCTACCAGGGCAAACACGTCACCTCGGTGCCGTTGACGCCGTCGGATAGCCGGTCCTACAAGAACGTCCTCGCGGCCTGCCGCCGCGCGGGAATGCAAGTCTGAGAAGAGGATTCACCGTGAAAGACTCGACCTACCTGGACGCGAAGATCGGCGACGAGCTCATCGTCGTTGAGCGTCGCCGCGACTACGACGCCGAGATGAAGCGCCGTCGAGAAAACGAGGGGTCCGGCCGTCACTTCAGCCACGAGAGGCTGTTCAAGAACGTGCAGCACACCGCGGTGGTGACCAAGGTCGGCACGAAGTACGTCTACGCGACCGAGCAGGACAAGTACTTCGTCGAGCTGAAGATCGCGAAGGACACCGGGTGGGCCATCAACACCCGGCTCGGGGACGGGACTGGCAAGCGGGCCTTCACCCCGGCCAGTTACGAGGCACACCAGCGCCGCCAGCGCGCGCTGGAGATCGTGAACGAGGTCGTGAGGAAGGGGTCGGGTTACTCCTGGCCCGAGAAACTGACCACCGAGGCGCTCGAAGACATCGCGCGCATTCTGTCGAACGAGGAGAGCCGACTGTGAGCACCACCCCGAGGATCATCGAGAAGAAGCACCACTTCGAGGTCACCGCCTACAACGCCGAGCGGCAGGCGTTGACCACGATCCGACTGTTCAAGAACGACAAGCCTTCCCCGTTCGGCGGGGTGCCCGGCGACGCGCAGGTGTACTCCTACCACTCCGACTTCTCGGTCCTGGAGGACGACGGCGAGCCGGAGTGGGACGAGCGCGACAACTGGACGACGGCGGAGCTGCGGGCCGCCGCAGAGGCCTTCGCCGCGGCAGCCGACAAGGCGGAGGAGATGCAGCGATGAGCAGCAACGGACAGGCGAAGACGCCGGAGGCCGCGCTGAAGGCATACACCGAGGAGGTCGTCCGCCTAAGGACGGGGGAGCTGCGACATCACCCGGCCGTCCGCGGCGGGATCGACATGCTCACCGAGCACTTCCTGAACACCTGGCACGTCGCGCCGATGACCGAGGTGGCGCAGCAGCGCGAGGCGACCGCGGAGTGGCAGCGGGAAGCGAAGCTGGTGATCGCGCTGCTCCTGACGGCGATGAACAACGTCGCACCGCAGCTCGGCGACACGGTGCTGGCCGAGGCCGAGAAGATCGTCGTCGCGAGAGGCCTTGATCCAGAGGAGGTTCTGGCAAGGTTCACTCCATGACGATGAGGATGAGGTTTGTCGAGGAGTACGCGGTGGAGTGGCTCCGCGCCGACGGCACCACGATCCAGTCGGAGCCGACGCGCTCCTTCGAGGTCGCCGCCAGCGCCGCGGAGTGGCTCCCGCGCCAGAAGGGCATCCACATGGCGCGGGTCCTCAACCGGACGATCCGGCAGGAGAAGAAGTGGTGGCAGGTGTTCTGGCTGGACACCGGCGTGACCCGCTGGTTCGACGCCGAGGAACGCTTCGAGAACCCCCTCGTCCCCATCGAGGAGGACGGTCGGTTTGACGCCGTTGACGTCAACTGATACAGTGAGGGAATGAGCACATTCCCACCCGATCAAGACCCGTCCTTGGTCCACGTCAGCTTCACCGAGGACGGGACACAGATGGTCAACCTCCACATGACGCCGAGCACTGCCCGGCGCATGGCGGTCGACCTCTACGACGAGGCCGACCGCACGGAGGCACGACCGACCTTCCGAGAGCAGATCAAGGATCGCTGGCGGCCCGGCGGCAGCCGCGACTGGACCCAGACCATCGCGGTCTCTGCTCTCTGCGTCGCCTTCCTCTCGGTGTTCGACGGCTCGCTGTACAACTCGGCCACCAGCCGAGTGCTCGGCATCGGCATGTTCGTGCTCGGCATCGGCCTGGTGGTCTACCGAACCTGGCGCGATTGCCGGGACCTCGACGAGGAGGCCCGCGAGCGCCGGTACACCGGTGAGGTCGGCGACCAGCTCGACGCCGAAACCGGCCGCCTACCCTGGAGGATCGTCCGATGAGCATCGCCGTCGGCCACCGGCCAGGAGCACAGTCCGGCGGGATGCTCGCCCCGCGCGCCACGCTGGTCGGGTGCGACTACCCGCTGTGCGACAAGGCGATCCACTTTCCGGTGGATCTCCAGGCGTCGAAGGCGCAGTGCATCCGCGACACGATCCGTTTCATGAAGAAGCACGACCGGCGACCAGAGATCGCGGGCTGGACGGTGGACACCACCGTGGATCCGCCGAAGTTCTTCTGCTCCAACCACGCCGACAAGCCCAAGGTCGGCACCATCACCCTCAACCAGAATCGAGACTCATGAGCAACACCGAAGAGCGCGAGCTCACCGTGCAGGACCAGTTCGACGCCGCGCAGGCGCTCGGCGAGGTCCGCCGCAAGATCGACGCCGGAGAAGACCTGGCCGAGGCCGAGAAGGCGCTGCTGGTCTACTCGGCAAACTGGGTGGCGGCGAACGAGATGGCCGGATTCTGGAAGCAGGTCGCCATGTACCGGCCGACCGGCAATCCCGACAAGGACATCATCTCCCACATCCGCAGCTTCGAGGCCCTTCTCGACCGCGGCCTCACCGCCGCGAAGCGGGGTCTGCTGGTCGGCGAGGTGACCGCGCTGGAAGCCCTGCGGTCCGACTTCCGCGAGTGCTTCACGAGGGAGCTGAAGAAGTGAGCGAGCGCGTCAACGAGCTGAAGGTCACCAAGCGCATCGACCCCGAGAGGGTCGGCCGGGTGCTGAAGCAGGACCGCGAGTCGATGAACGAGATGCCGTCCCAGCAGCTCCGGCAACTGATCCAGCAGGCCGAGGTCGACATGAGCCGATGCGCCGACGCTTCGGAGACGCTGCGACTGGTGTCGCGGGAGTTGGCCGAGGTCATGCTCATCGGGCTGGAGGTGGCCGCGACGAGGAACGTGAGGCTCCCGTGACTCTCGCAGAGCGAATTGGGCTCGGCGCGGCGGCGTGGTTCGTCTTCGCCGCCCTGCTGAACTCGACCGACCGGCACTGGCTCGCGACGCTCACCTGCCTGCTGTTCGCATCGGCGATCCTGCTGTGGGCCTTCGGCCGGTCTTCCGACCGCGCCGCCGCGAAAGCCGAACGTGAGCAGCGGGACCTGTTGGCCCGCCTGGAGAGCGACATGAGGTACGAACGCACCGGCGGGTGGGTGCTCAACGAGGAGGGATTCTATGTCCGAAGAGATGAGCGTGGAGGAGATCTCCCAGGCAGCCCTGGAGACGATCAAGAACGCGGTGAACGTGGAGATCAAGGCGCGGTACGGTGACGAGTTTTTCGTCGCGAACGCGATGGTGATCGCCTTGGTCGAGCGGCCCCGAGGCGACCTGGAGAAGCCGGACGCGAAGCGGTTCCGGCTGTTCCTGAAGACGCTCGGCTCGATCCCGGCACACGTCGGGATCGGAATGATGAGGGAGGCCGCGGCGATCTTCCAGGCCCGCCGCGCAAAGAACGGAGAGTCGAATTGAGCGAGAGAGCAGAGGAGGTCAGGGTGTCGGACGCCAAAATCCTGGCCTCGGTGGGAATGGCGCGAGTGGTCCTGTCCGTAGAGGAGATGTGGGTGATTCACGGACTCCTCGAACAGTTCCGCGAGCAGCGAGGAGCCCTGGGAGACATCACCGACAAGGGAGTGAATCTCGCCGCGCTGCAAGGCCGGGTCTACAACATGATCGAGAGGATGGAGTGGTGACGCGAGAGATCGCCATCCGGTCGCTGCGGGGGACCGGGGAGCCGTTCCAGGGGCCGAACATGATGGACGACATCGTGAACGCCGGTCGAGAGCTGGGAGTCGGGCACTACCCGGTCCCCTACTACGCCTCGATCGCCCCGGCCGGGGGCACGAAGATGTTCCACGAGAGCTACCACGACGGCTGGCAGAAGGTCACCCAGACCGATGCCACGAGCGGGACGGCGAACATCTGGATCGGCTACTCCCTCGGCGCGCTGATCCTCGGGGACGTCGCGGCCGCGGGAGAGCTGAACAACTGCATCGGCATGATCCTGCTCTCGGACCCGGCGATGCCCAAGGGTGGCGCGCATCCCGCCTGCAAGGTGCCGTCGGATCGGTACGGATGTACCGGAAGCCGGGCCATCTCGGGGCCGTTCCCGAAGTACTGGATCTCGGCCTCCGACGACCCGATCTCGGCGCTCCCGCAGGGGAACGGGTTCCGAGGCATCGCCTCGGTGGTCACCGGGAAGCCGCAGCCGCTCGCCCCTGGCTATCTCAACGTCCCGGCGATCATCGACGCGGTCCGGCGCTACCTCGGAACCCCGCCGATCGACGTCGCTGGCCGGAGAGTGCAGGAGGCGATGCCGAGTCGACATGTCATCTACGCCTCGGAACGGATGCCCGGATCCACCCAGACCTACACAGCCTTCGCCGGGACCCTGGCGAAGGCAATGATCAACCGACACAAGGAGAATCAGTGACCGACATCCTCGACACCCCCGATCTCGTCCAGGCTCTCGAAGGCGTGCCGCCGCGCAGCCTCATGGATGACGGCGGGGTGCTCACCCCGGCCGGGGAGCGACTCATCGAGATGGGTCTGAAGGCGCTCGTGCTTTGCGCACACCTCCAGGCCGAGAAGGCGGGGTGGAACGAGAACCGCAACACCGTGATCGAGGAGCTGGCGCTGGTCACCACCGAGGTCGCCGAGGCCATCGAGGAGGCCCGCGACGGGTGCCCCGGCGTCTACGGGCTCTACTACGACACCGAGACCCAGAAGCCGGAGGGGATCGCGTCCGAGATCGGCGACGTCATCATCCGGTCGGCGCACCTGTCGACCAATCCGCAGCACGGCTCGATCGACGTCGTCGAGGGCACCCTGGCGAAGCTGCGATACAACCCGACTCGGGGGCATCGCCACGGCGGCCGATTGGCATGATGCCCTACCTGTTCGGGATCTCGGCGGGGATTCTCCTGAGCGGACTCGTCGTCGACGTTCCGCTGTGGTGGACCATGATCGGGATGGTTCTGCCGACTTGGCACCTGGCGGGAGTGATCACCCGTCTGGTGCTCCCCGACGAGAAGCCCTGATAGGATGTGCCCCAACGCCTAACCTTAGGGTGTTCGTTTCGCGGGGCATATACGTGAAGCGGCGTTGTCACCGGAGAACCCCGGCCCTCGTTTTGCACGAGAGGTCGGGGTTTCTTCGTGCTCGGGGTAACATCGCGGCCATGTCATCCTCGTCGAGCTATGCCAAGGGCAAGGCGTCCGGCGGCGCGCAACTGAAGGTGTACTGGACCACCGGCGAGGGCGGGGTCAAGAAGATCCGGTGGAACACCCCCGGCGATTTCACTCGCTGCGTCCGGTACATGCGCAAGTACGCGGCGCGAGAGGGGTTCTCGGCCGAGGGGTACTGCGCCCGGCTCCATAAGGCGGCCACCGGCGTTTATCCTGGTGACAAACGGAACGTGGGCAAGAGGGGCTGATGGCGAACTACCTGGGGACGGTCTTCCCCACCCGAACGCACGCGGAGTGGATGGCGCTGAACCCACTCGTCGCGAGGGGCCAGGGTGTCTACGAGTCCGACACCGGCGCGCTGAAGATCGGGAATGGTACGGACGTCTATGCCAACCTCCCGTACTTCGTCGGCGCTATCCAGGCGCTCGACCCGGCCGCCGCGCAGGTGGTTCGATTCGCTGACGAGAACGGGGGCCCGTTGCCCGCGGGGTCGAACGTCGAGGTCCGCATGAATCCCAACACCGGGGAGTTCATCTCGGTCGTTTACGTGCCCCCGGCTGGCTGACCGGTATCATTCCGGTTATGGCACAACGGCGACGCAGGGGTGGCGCGCTCAACACCCGCAAGAAGGGCAAGGCGAAGAACGGGGCCAAGTGGGGCCACGGTTTCGTCCCCAAGAACGCCGCCGCGCGCAAGCTGAAGAAGAAGCTCGACCGCAATGGCAAGCGCCGCAAGCGAACTGCCCAGGGGTACCCGAAGCGATGACCGGTCGCGCGCCGAAGACGTGCTCGTGGCGCGACCCCGAAGACGCCTCTCGCGGGTGCTCGCGTCGCGCCGAGGAGGCACCGAACGGCGACGACTTCCGGTGTCGCGCGCACTGGCGGAAGACCTTGGCGGGAAAGGGCCCTCGGCGCGTCCGGCCACTGACGATCGCCGAGAAGGAATACATCCGCGAGCGCGATCACCACGCCTGCCGGGAGTGCGGGGAGTTCGCGCACGAGGTCGATCACATCGTCGAGGTCGCCGACGGCGGCGGCAACGAGCCGAGCAATCTCCAGCTCCTCTGCGACCGGCACCATGCGGCCAAGACGCGAGCCAGCCAGGAGGCATGGAATCCTGGTGTCCGGCGGGGCACCTCGGCACGAGCGCAGGCGAAACGCAAGGCCCGCGCCGCGGGTCTCTACATCCAGTAGGGGGATGACCGGGGAGGGTCAGGAAAATGAGGGTCGAGTACCCAGCGGTCGAGGACGATGACGTCACCTACCCAACGCTCGGGCCGCAGGTGGCGGCGTTCATCGAGGACCGGTTCACCTACGGACCCGGCTCGCTTCAGGGCCTCCCGGCGAAGCTGACCGACGACCAGCGCCGGGTGCTGTACCGCGCCTACGAGCACTTCCCCAAGGGGTACAAGCTCTACGGGATGGACAAGACTGGTCACCGCCGCTTCCAGCGGGTTTCGTGGTCGGTGCGCAAGGGTTCGGCCAAGACCGAGTTCATGGCCTGGGTGACCGCGTGCGAGCTGCACCCCGAGTCGCCGGTGCGGTTCTGCGGGTATATCGAGGACATCACCGATGAGCAGCGCGAGAAGTGGACCGACGAGGAATACGAGCAGTTCAAGAAGTATGGGATGGCCCCTGGTCGGCCGGTGAACAACCCCTACATCCCGCTGCTGGCCTACACAAAGGACCAGACCGAGGAGCTCGCGTTCGGCGCGCTGCGGTCGATCCTTGAAACCTCGCCGGACGCCGACCTGTTCGACATCGGCAAGCAGCGCATCATCCGCAAGAACGAGTTCGGCGCAGAGGACGGCAAGTGCCACGCGCTGGCCGGTAACCCGAACTCGGCCGACGGTGCGCGCACCACGTTCCAGGGACTCGACGAGACGCACCGCCTCTACACCCCGACGCACCGCGACGCGATCGAGACGATGATCCAGAACCTCCCCAAGCGGCCGATGGAGGACCCGTGGCAGCTCGCGATCACCACCGCGGGTGAGCCGGGGCAGGGGTCCTATGCCGAGGACGAGTACCGCGAGGGGATCGCCTGCGCCGAGGGCAAGAAGGTCTCGAAGGGGTTCTACTTCCTGCACCGGCAGGCACCTGACGGCTCGAAGTTCGACACCATGCAGCAACGCATGGCGGCGATCTGGGAGGCCACCAGTCCCGACGTCCGCAAGTGGACGCGGTTCGACTCGATCGCGGCCAACTGGGACCGCGATGGCGCAGACACCCAGTACCTGGAGCGGGTGTGGTGCAACCGCTGGACGCAGACCGCGGCGCAGGCCTTCGACAAGGAGGAGTTCGAGGCGCTCGGCGATCCGCGGTTCAAGATCCCCGACGGCGCGTTCGTCACGGTCGGGTTCGACGGCGCGAAGTTCCAGGACTCAACGGGATTCGTCGTCACCGACATCAAGACCGGCACCCAGAACGTGCTCGGTTTCTGGGAGCGGCCCGACGACGACAAGATCGCGCGGGACGCCGACGGCAAGAAGGTCAAGTGGCAGGTCCCCGAGGTCGAGGTCAACCACGCCTTCGCCGAGATCATGCGCCGGTTCAAGGTGTGGCGGGTCTACGCGGATCCGCCGCACTGGGTGGAGACCGTCGGTGCGTGGCACGCGGCCTACCCCGACCAGGTCTTCGAGTTCTGGACGAAGGACCCGACCCGCATGTACTACGCGGCGAAGTCGTACCGGAGTGCCATTTCCAGCGGGTCACTGTCGCACGACGGCGATCCCGATTTCATCAAGCACATCGGCAACGCGGGCAAGCGCACCACTCGCGGTGAGGACGAGGACGGCGAGCCTCGGTTCGTGCTCACGAAGATCGCCTACGACCGCAAGTTCGACCTGACGATGGCCGGAATCCTATCCTGGCAGGCGCGCATGGACGCGATCAACGAGGGTGCGCAGCCGCCGGTAGACGCGATGGAGATCATCCGAGTCCGGTGAGTCTAGCTGTTACAGTTGACGAAACCGATGAGGGAGATGGTGTGGGGGTTATCTACGGCCAGGCCGTAAAGGCGGTGTCGCCGGTCGGTGACATCGAGCCGACACCCGACTGGTTCCTCATCTACTCGCTGAAGGAGATCCTCGCACAGAAGGATCGGCACGAACGTCTGCGCAAGTACGTCGAGGGCGACCCGCCGAAGCCCCAGACGCCCGGCAACACCAGCGAGGACTCCTGGAAGGAGTTCGAGGCCTTCCGCAAGAAGTCCCGCACCAACTACGCCGGGCAGATCATCGGCGCGTGCGTCGACCGGACCACCGTCCAGGGGTTCCGCACCGCGAAGGACCACGACACCGACGGCGACAAGGAAGCCCGTAGGCTCTGGGATGACAATGACCTGGACATCAAGGGCGACAAGGCGATCTCCGAGGCCTACACCTACGGCAAGGGCTACTTGCTGGCCGACCCGCTGACGAAGAAGGCCAAGCACTTCAGGCCGTGGCAGGCGATCCTCATCAAGGACACCGCCGACGAGCCGCGAGCGGGGCTGTGCATCGAGCACAATCCGACCGAGGGGCGTGACTACGCCTACCTCTACCTGCGCGACATCGACGACTACGGTCAGGCGACCGGCAAGGTCTCCGTTCACATCGCGGTCCGAGACCGGGACAACCGTGCCAATGTGCGCGGCGGGATCTTCACCCGAGAGGTTCCCATCACCACCGCGATGACCCGGTCGTGGACCTGGTGGAAGACCGTCGACACCGACCTGGAAATCATCCCCCTCGTCGCCTTCGAGAACCGGGACGAGTGCGGCGAGTTCGAGAACGACACGGACGTACTGGACCGGATAAACCACATGCTCCTCCAGCGCGTCGTCATCGCGACGATGCAGGCGTTCAAGCAGCGCGCGATCAAGGGCAAGTTCCCGAAGTACGACGACAAGGGCAACGAGATCGACTACAACGATCAGTTCCCCGCCGACCCGAATGCGCTGTGGCTCCTGCCCGAAACCGCGGAGATCTGGGAGTCCGGCCAGACTTCGATCCAGGACATCCTGTCCGCGGTGAAGGACGACGTCCGAGACCTCGCGTCGGTGACTCGCACGCCGATGAACTACTTCAGCTCGGATGCGGCGAACCAGTCGGCGACCGGCTCCGAGCTCCAGAACGACTCCTACCTGCTCAAGATCCGAGATCGCAAGGCGCGGTTCCGCTCCCGGTGGGTCCGTTTCATGCACCTCATGTTCACGATCAACGGTGACACCGAGCGAGCTGATATGTCGCAGCTCGCCGTCATCTGGATGCCGAGCGACAACGTCTCGATCACCGACCGCTACTCCGCGGCGTCGCAGGCGAAGAGCCTGGGCCTGTCGCTGCGGACCATCATGCGCGAGGTGCTCAACTACGCGCCGGAGGACATCGAGGTCGCGGAGCTGGAGATGATCTCGGAGACGCTGAAGAACGCGATCCGTGTCACCGAGCCCGGCCAGACCACCGGCGCGAATCCTGCCGCGCAGACGCCGCTTCAGCAGCGCGCCGCGTCGGCCGCTGCGCTGACGTCGAGCAACGGGGCCACCAGCCGGTCCACCGGCGCGACCGCAGGTAGGTCCGGCCAGTGACCACGCCGGGCTCGCTCGCGCCGCGGCCGAGCCTCCTCGACGTCCCGGCGGTCCCGCCGGAGGAGATGACGGCCGAGGAGCAGGAGCAGTGGACCGTCGCGCAGGTCGCCGCGATCACGCTGGCGGCCGCGTCGGCGCGCGAGCAGGTCGCCACGAACACCACTCTCGCGCTGGTTCCCTTGCTGCGCCTGATCAATCCCTACAACGAGGAGGCCGTGACGCGCTTCGCCAAGGAGGCGGCGCAGCTCGTCACCGCGGGGATTGACCAGGTCGGCCGGGTCGCGTGGGCCGCGGTGTCGTCGCGTCTGTCGGTGCAGGGGTATACCCTGTCCACCCGGTACCAGCCACCCGCCGACGGCCGGACGACCGATCTCGAAGTGGCTTACAAGCGTGTCGCTGCGGACTACCGACGTCGCGTCGCCGCCGGGCCGGACTCGATCCGCGGCACCATCGCGCAGGCCGAGGAGGAGCGGTTCCAGGCGATCGGTGGGGCCGTTGTCGCCGAGGGTCGCCGAGGGGAGAGCAATGCCGAAATCGAAGGCACGAAGCGGACACCGGCAAAGGGTGCAGGCTCGACGGGATCGTCAGACCGCGCGACGAGTTCGGGCAAAGCAGCGGGAGGCAGCGATTCGGAACGGACTGGAGAGTCCGACTCCAAGCCTCGCCCTACCCCCTCTGACCAGGCCGTCAACGACACCCGCGAAGATCGCGACGGTGCCGCTGCGGCAGGAGAACTCCCTTCGGGTGCCAGCGCGGCTGACGCAGCCGCCGAGGACGCCGCTCGCGCCGAGGCCGAGCTTCGCCGTGAAGCAGCCCTGAGTGATGCCGAGAAGCAGCGGCTACTCGAACAGGTCGCACAGCAGGAGATGGAGGTCCGCCTGGAGCGGATGGTCAACGACGACCTCTCGATGGCGAACCGATCCGCGTTCCGCAATGCGATCAACGCGGCACCGAAGGGGGTAATCACCGGCTACCGGCGGGTGTTGCACCCCGAGCTGTCGCAGTCCGGCCAGTCCTGCGGGCTCTGCGTGGCGGCCTCGACGCGGATCTACAAGAAGAAGGATCTGCTGCCGATCCACAACCTCTGCAACTGCGAACCGATCGAGATCGTCAAGGGTCGCGATGTAGGGAACCAGATCAACGACGAAGACCTCGATACTCTGTACGGCGAGGCGGGTTTCAGCACCCACCGCACGGATCTGTCGAACACGAAGTACACCGTGTTCAACCACCCAGAGCTCGGGCCGGTCCTCCGGTCTGTGCCGAGGAGCAAGAAGCGAAAGCCCGTGGACATCCAGTTCAGCCCGCGGGAATCGTCAACCGACCGGGGAGGTCAACAGCAATGATGAAGTCGTTCAACAAGAGCCGCGTGATCGCGGCCGCCCTGCCGCTCGACGGGGACCTGCCTTTCACCGGTCGTCCGGTGCGCGCGGCCCGCGCGATCCCGCGTCGTGACCCTGACGGCCACGACAACGGCGGCAACGGTGACGGCAACGGCGGCGGAGACGACGGCAACGGCGAGCCGACGCCGGTCGATGTCAAGGGGTCTCCCGAGTACAAGGCCCTCGCCACCGAGGCGCAGAAGCACAAGGACGACCTCGCCACTTTGCGCGCCGAGCTCGAAGAGCTGAAGAACAAGGATCTCCCCGAGGCCGAGCGCCAGCGCGCCGCCGAGGTGGCGATCAAGGTCTCGGAGGCGGTGTCGGCCAAGGAGGTCGAGCTGACCGACCTCTACGAGACTCGAATCGCCAAGCTGCACGACGAAATCATCGACTCCACGATCGACGGCGTCTTCGCCGGTGGGTCGCTGGACAAGAAGGATTTCGTCGACATCATCGCGACTTTGGACAAGGCCCAGTTCGTCACCGATGATGGCACTGTCGATCGGGAGAAGATCAAGCGGGTTCTGACTCCGATCACCAAGGCGGCGACCTCACGGCCTCCCCGTACTTCTGGGGTCGCGCGGGTGGCGCAGAACAACGGCTTTGGTCGATACCTGAAGCAGGACTGAGAGAAGGAGAAGGCTCGATGGCCGGATTGACCCCCACGCGGAGCACCAACAAGAACGTCCGCGACCACACCTGGCTGGCCTCGGCCGACGGGCTGGAATACGCAGGCAGCGCAACGCTGCACGCGGCCAGCCTCTCCGCCGCGGGCAACCACAAGCTCGACAACTGGCTCCGCAGCGGCACTCCGCTCGGCAAGATCACCGCGGCCGGTGCGACGAAGGGCCAGTTCGGGCTCTACGACCCCGCGGCGACCGATGGCCGCCAGCACCACGTCGCATTCCTCGTCGACGCCGTGCAGCTCGTCGATCCCGTGTCGGGCGTGGCGAATACGCCGATCACCGGAGCGATCATCGAGCGGGGCCAGATCCTCGTCGGCCGTCTCCCGGTGGCTTTCACCCCGAGCGACACCGTCGACGGCGGAGGCGACGTCACCGCGTCGGTGTCGAAGCACTTCATCTACCGGTAGACCTCGGGCTCGACAGAGACCAGAAGACAGGAGAGGGTAAATGCCCATCAATCGCGATTTCGTCGATCCCGCGGAGTTGACTTCGCAGGTTCGCGTGGCGCTGGCGGATCAGGACATCAACGGTCCGAACACGCTTGCGCCATACCTGCCGTCGGAGACCATCGACGACATCGAGTACAACGCCGAGACCGGTCAGGGTGGCCTGGTCGAGGCGGCCATGTACCGCGCGTTCGACGCCGAGCTGCCGCTGGCGAACGACGAGGCGCTCGGCAACATGCGCGGTCGCATCCACCCGCTCGGCCAGAAGATCCCTCTTCTGGAGGAGGACCGGATTCGCCTGCGCAACGGTGCCGAGAGTGGGCTCACCGCCTACATCGAGCGCACCTCCAAGCGCATCGCGAAGGCCGTTGCGCTCCAGATCAACCTGAAGCGCGCGGAGGCCCTGTCCACCGGCAAGCTGAAGTTCGTCGGCAACCGCCAGGACTTCGAGGTCGACTTCGGCCGTCGCGCCGACTTCACCGCGACGGCGACCACCCTCTTCAGCGATCCCGACGTCGATCCGTTCGGCGTCCTGGAGGATCTGAACGAGGAGTACTACGACGAGAACGGTTTCGAGATCGGAACCTTCCTCGCGCCGAAGGAGGTCAAGAACGCCTTCTACCGGCACCCGCTGGTCACCGCACTTGCGTTCGGCCGCAAGCCGACCGACGTGCCGGACGGTGCAGTGGCACCCCCGTCGGCGATCGACGCTCTCTTCGGCGAGCGCAACCTGCCGGGCTTCACCAAGGTCGGCGGCCGCATCAAGGTTCGCAACCTCGACGAGTCGGTGACGATCAAGGATCTGCTCCCGCGGGACACCCTGATCGCTCTCCCCGGCGCGGGTGACGCCTCGGTGGCGGGTTCGTCCGAGCTCGGATCGACCTTCTGGGGCAAGACCATCGAGGCCGACAAGCCCGAGTGGGGCCTGTCCGCCGAGGATGGTGCCGGTATCGTCGCCGCCGTCCACGACAACGACGACGTCCCGGCTCGCATGTGGGTCTCGGCTCACGCGATCGCCATGCCGGTCCTGGTCAACCCGAACTACTCGGCCGCGCTGAAGGTTCTCTGACATGGCGGCGCGCAAGCTGAAGACCCACGTGTTCCTGCGGGAGCCTGGCGCGCTGTCCCTGACGTCCTTCGGGCCGGATGACACCCTCCCCGACTGGGCTGTGAAGCTCACCGAGGGGAAGGATCACCTGTTCGAGGAGCAGGAGCCCGACCGCGACCCGGTCGATCTCCCGCTCCCGAAGGACCAGGACCCGCAGGCCGACCTCGACTACGCCGACACCGGCGAAGCGGTCGGCAAGGAGCCCGCGGCGAGCGAGCAGGGTGACACCCAGCTCGTCGACCGGGCCGCGGAGGACGAGGACGACGAGCCGGAGCAGCCGAGGGGCAACGCTTCTCGCGAGGCCTGGGCCCGGTTCGCCGACGAGAGCGGCGTCCCCGTCAACAAGGAAATGAGCCGCGACGACATCAAGGACGCTTGCGTCGATGCCGGAGTGGCCGAGTAGCACGACAGCGGAGGTCCGCAGCAGGAAGAGGGAGGCGAAATCGTATGGCGGCACTGGCAACGTTCGACGACGTGCAGCGCGGGTATGAGAAGCCCATCCCTCAATCTCTGAAGCCGAAGGTGGAAGAGTTCCTGCGGCGGGCCTCTCGTCGTCTGCGCCTGATGGTGCCGAAGCTCCAGGCGACCATCGACAAGGTGCTCGCGGAGAGCTCCTACGACCCGGCCCTGCCGGAGTCGGAAACCAACGAGATCCCCGACGTCGTCGGATACGCACGAGACATGATCGTGCAGGCGGCCGAGGTCAAGCTCCGCAACTTCGGTGGGTTCTCCTCGGAGAGCGCCGGGGTCTTCTCGGTGACCCGCGAGGACTACTGGTCCACCGGCCGAATCGACTTCTCCCCGGCCGATCTCGAACTCCTCCAGGAGTCGATCGACGACTCCTTCGGGGAGCTGCTGACCGGACCGATCCGGTCCCCGATCCCCTGCACGAGGTGGCCGTGATCGGCGTCAACACCCTCGCAGGCTCGGTCGACATCGAGGTCTGGCGGGAGGCCGAACAGGACTCGTGGGGCGACAAGCCGAAGAGCAACCTGGCGAAGGCCTTCGTCCTCGAATGCGTGGCCCTGGTGCCGCGCACCACGACCATCGCGACCAACGACTCCTTCCGCGAGAGAATCGAATCCGGCTACACGATGTGGCTGTCGAGCGAGGACATCGCGCGCCTGCGGGAGACCGACGAGTTCCGCGTGACCTTCCCGACCGGCCAGGCCGTCGCGTTCGCGCTCGACGGCAGCCTCGAAGGCCTTCTCTGGGACATGAACCCCCTCTCCAGCTTCGACCTCGGGAACGAGGTCAACCTGAAGTTCCTCCGGCGCATCGGCTCTCGATCCGATGGCTGACGACAAGATGCGGGGCGGGTACCGGCAGAACACCCGCGGGTTCGGCCAGCTCCTCCGGCGCTCGAAGCCGCTGGACCGCGCGCTGCGCTACGAAGCCGTCCAGATCGCCTGGTACTTCCGCAACAAGCACCCCCGCGACGGGAAGACCCCGGCGTCGGCCGACATGGTCAAGGTGGTCAAGCGGGTGCCCGGCGGCCGCCGCAAGGACCGCATGGAGATGCGCGTGGTCGCTTACGACCAGCGCAACATGAAGGAAGCAGTGAAGACGCTGAAGGCGGGGCTGCGGCACACGTCCGGCGGCCGCAAGATCTCGGCCAGAGGGAGGATCTCGAATTGACTTGGACGCAGCCAGAACTGGGTGAGCTCGTCGCGGAGGCGGCGGAGCTGTACGACGGGTTCAACAGCGACTTCCCCGAAGGCGCTGTCTACCCCGACATCGAGAAGCTGCTCGCGAAGGTGCTCCGGCCACTGGTCGAGAAGGACAGCCACATCGGCAATTTCGTGGTCTCCGACTACGACCAGGACAGCATCGACGAGGACACCGGTGAGGAGGTCGAAGGACCCTTCATCGAGATCCACCGGCGGGGTGGGGAGTACGACCCCGACGACTTTAGCTACTACCCGAACGTAGAGGTACTGTTCTGGGGTAAGTCGAGGCCGGTGGCGAACGACACGGCACACAAGGGGACGATCCTTCTCCTCGGGTGCAGTGGAGCCGTCATCGACGGCGTCCAGATCGACCTGCTGGAAGACGCGACGGGAGACGAGGAAGTTCGCCAGAACAACTTCGACGACCGCTGTGTGACAAGGCAGTTCAGAGCCGGATACCGACCCACCTACCCCGACTGACCTCGGGACCAACAGAAGGAGACAGGCAGATGCCTTCGTTCGCAACGCTGGCTAAGCGCCAGGGAGAACTCATCCGCAAGCCCCTGGCGGGCATCATCGGCGTCGCACCCGAAGACACCGAGATCGACGCCGATTTCAAGCTCACCACCCTCGCCGGTGGCGGCGCGATCGAGCTCGCCGATCTCAGCGACTTCGACCAGCTCGGTTGGGTCTCGAAGTCCGACGGTGTGGTCTTCTCGGCCGACACCGAGACCAGCGACGTCGAGTCGTGGGGTGCCCTGGAGCCGACGCGCTCCGACATCACCAAGGACGTCACCTCCGCGCAGTTCACCTGCCAGGAGACCAACAAGACCGTCCTGGAGATGTTCTACAACGTCGACCTCGACGGGGTCCTCGGAGACGCCGAGACCGGTGAGATCGCGTTCAACCAGTCGATCGAGCCGACCACCACGTACCGCCGCATGATCTTCCTGTCGAAGGACGGCAGCGGCCCGCGCGAGGTGTTCATCGGCAAGCTGATGCCGCGCGCATCGGTCACCGCCAAGTCGGACCAGAACTGGAACTCCGAAGACGCTCTCGTGCATGGCATGACGATCGTCGCCAAGGTCGACGACGAGCTCGGCTACGCCGTCCGCCACATGTTCGGCGGTGCAGGCTGGAAGGCACAGCTCACCAAGATGGGCTTCACCTTGGCCCCGGCCACCCCGTAGCAGACCCAGTCCGGCTCACTCTTCCTCCCCGGTAGTGAGCCGGACTGGTCTCCACCGGGGAGAACCCCTTCCACCAGAGGAGAATCCAATGGCTTTCGAGTCCGTCAAGCTCGTCCACCCGAAGACCGGCGTCGTCGTCACCGCGGAGACCGCGGTCGACCTCACCACGTTCCGATTCAACGACGGCTACGTGCCGGTCGACTCCGCCGAGGCGCTGCTCCGCGTCGAGGGCAACGACAAGAAGTACCCGAAGCTGGCCGAAGGCCTCAAGGCCCTGAAGGCCGAGGGGGATTCGGCTCCCGATGACGTCAAGGAGGTATCCTCGACGAAGACGGGTAAGCCGTCCGGTCAGACCGCGAAGAGCGGGACCGACGCCAGCGGCAAGGACGTCGGCGTCTCCTGACCGACCACCGACCGGGGAGATAGACACACATGGCAAGCGTTTCGTTCGAGGATCTCGAAAAGCGGGCAGCGCGACGGATCAAGGGCCGCAACCGGTCCCCGTACGTGCTGAAGGTCGAGGGTGATGACGACATCGTCATCAAGTACCCCGATGCCGTCACGTCGATGGAGTACGAGGCCGCCACCGGGATCATGGAGCAGCTCCGTATCCTGTCGGGCTCGGAGTATCCGCGACTGATCGACCTCTTCCGCGGCAAGGACATCGCCGTCGTCCAGCTCTTCATCACCGACATGTGGGAGACCTGGAACGACGACAGTCATGAGGTCCCTGGGGGAAAAGAGGCCTGATCCAGCTCTTCGACCAGTACGGCCGCGATCTTCTTCTTGACTTTCGCGACTACTGGTCGGGGCTGGATGTCATCGAGTACTTCTCGGGAGAGCGTTCCTGGTTCGAGTTCTACGAGTACATGAACGCTCTCCCTCCCCACTCGCGGTTCAAGGCCAAGCTGGCACTGGACCCCGACCTCGCCGAGCAACTGCACGCGCAGCGCAAGGCCGCGGGGGAGACCGACGAGGAGATCGAGGACGACAACTCCGAGGGTTGGAAGCCGGAAACCCGTTCGCAAGAGGGCTTCACCCCGATCATCGCGATCATGTACTCGATGCTCGAAGCCCTCAACGAGATCTCGCGCACGACCGTCGCCGTCAACGGCGGGAAGCCTCCGCAGCAGCAGAAGCTCCCTCGGCCGTTCTCGGCGCTGGAGATGCTGGAGCTCCAGGACGAGCGGGACGACATGATGGACCTCGGCGCGAGGTTTGGCATGAAGCAGCCGGACTGAGATAGGATTTCAGCAGGCCTACCGGAAGGGCACCAGGGAACGGAAACCCCTGGTGCCCTTTCCTATATCCAAGAGGAGTGAGACACCGTGGCGAAGACCTTCCTGGTCGGAGAAGGCGCTGTACGGCTCATTCCCAATGCCGCCGGGTTCCACCTCAAAGCTCGCGCCGAGCTGAAGAAGGAGCCGCTCAACGTCAAGGTGGACCTGAAGCCGAACATGTCCGGCTTCACCACCCAGGCGAAGGGGATGCTGAAGAGCGTCACCACCCTGAAGGTCGGCGTCGAGTTGCGGCCGGACGCTACGGGTTTCAGCCAGAAGGCGCAGGCCAAGCTCGACGCGACCAAGAAGCTGCGGGTCAAGGCCGACATCATCGGGAAGCTCGACGCGGGGTCGATCGCCCGCGCTCACACCGCGGCGCAGATGCAGCTCACCGCGATGGGCCCACTGAAGATCAGCATCCATTCCGACATCGACGACGCTAGTCTGCGGCGCGCGCTGGAGATCCTGAAGGCGAGGGTCGAGGCCACGCGGATCACCGCGAACATCAACTCGCGCAACGGACGCGATCGGGGAATGCCCGGCGGCGGTTCTGGCGGAGGACGCGGTGGCAACGGCCCCCTCGGCCGCCGACCGGCACGCAACGCCGCCATCGGCTCCGCGGTGGTCATGGCCCCCATCGTCACCAAGGCCGCCGTCGGCGGCCTCACCGCGCTCATCGGTGCCGCCAGCCAGGCCGCCGGTGCGCTCGGCCTGCTCCCGGCCGCCGCCACGGCCGCCGGTGCCGGTCTGGCCGCGATCGCCATCGGTGCGGCGGGGATCGGCGGCGCGTTCTCCGCACTGTCGAAGGAGTCCAAGAGCGCCGGTGCCGACGTCGCCAACAGCGCCAGCCAGCAGGCCGCCGCACAGCGAGCCCTGGCCGGTGCCGACCGCGGCCTCCAGACCGCGCACCGTGGGGTGACTCGCGCTCTCGAAGACCTCAATGACGCGCGCAAGGAAGCGGTCCGCCGCCTGCGCGACATGAACGACGAGATGAAGATGGCCCCGCTCAACGAGCGGGAGGCCGCCCTCGCGATCAAGGAAGCGCAGCGTTCTCTCCAGGAGGCTTACGCTTCCGGTGACTCGCTGGAGATCGAAGGCGCGCAGATCAACCTGGAGAAGTCGAAGCTCCAGTACGACCAGCTCCGCAAGCAGAACGACGACCTCGCAACCGATGTCGCCGAGGCGAACCGCAAGGGTGTCGAGGGCGACAAGGAGGTCATCTCCGCGAAGGACGGCGTCACCGACGCCTACAACTCGCTCGCCGACGCGCAGGACGCGATGGCCGCTGCGCTCGACGGCCTGGAACAGGCCTCGAAGTCCGCCGCCGCGGGGGTCGACCAGCTCCAGCAGGCGATGGACAAGCTCTCGCCGAAGGCGCAGCAGTTCGTCCGGCAGGTCCACGCGCTCGGCCCGGCCTGGACCGAGACCCGAAAGTTCATCCAGGACGCGCTGTTCGACCACATGGGTGACTCGGTCACCAAGCTGGCGAACGTCCAGCTCCCGGTGCTGAAGACCGGCCTGGCGGGGATCGCGACCGAGATCAACTCCGGCGTCCGCGGGGCCCTGGCAGCGTTCTCGACCGACATGGCGGCGGCTGACTTCACGACCACCCTGGAGAACTCGCGCCAGATGTGGGCCGGGATCGGCCAGAGCTTCGCCCCGTTCTCGGTCGCCTTCATGAACCTCGCGACCGTCGGCTCGTCGTTCATGCCGCGTCTCGGCACGGCGATCTCCAACATGGCCTCGTCGTTCAAGGAGTTCACCGACCGCACGCGCGCCGACGGCTCGATGGAGGAGTTCTTCAACAACTCGATCGAGATGGCGAAGCAGCTCGGTCGCATCCTGTCCAACGTCGGGCACATCCTCGGCTCGATCTTCTCCGCGGGTGCCGAGACCGGCGCAGGCTTCCTCAACACCATCGAGACCGCCACCGCGGAGCTGCGTGAGTTCCTCGCCTCGGCCGAGGGCCAGGAGGGCCTGAAGACGTTCTTCGAGGGCGTGAAGGTGGCGGTGCAGACGCTCGCCCCGATCATCCAGATCGTCGCCTCGACATTCCTCACCGCGCTCGGCCCGGCGCTGACCGACCTCGTCATCGGCCTCGGCCCCGGCCTGGTCGCCATGTTCGAGGGCCTCTCCAGCGGGCTCCAGGCCATCCAGCCGGTCATGCAGGTGGTCGGCGGGGCCCTCGGCTCCATCGGATTCGAGCTCGGCAAGGTCTTCGAGGTTCTCGGCCCGGTCATCGCGCAGACCCTCGCCGCGCTGGCTCCTGCGGTCGCACCGCTGGCCGAACTGCTCGGCCACATCATCACCGCCCTCGCGCCGATCCTGCCGCTCGTGGCGCAGTTCGTCGGCCTGTTGATCTCTGCTCTCGCACCAGCACTGACGAAGATCGTCGACGCGCTCGCCCCGGTGATCCAGCAGCTCGTCGACGCGCTGATGCCGATCCTGCCGCCGATCATGGACGTCCTCGGCCAGGTGGCCTCGGCGATCGCGGACGCGCTCGTGCTTGCGATCGAGAGCCTCCTGCCGTTCCTGCCGCAGCTCGTCGAGCTGTGGGGTGGCCTGATCCAGTCGCTCCTGCCGCTAGTCCCGATCCTGGTCAACCTCGCGCTGTCGGTCGTGCCGCCGCTGGTGCGCGCGCTCGAAGGCATCCTGCCGGTCGTCATGCGAGTGATCCAGATCCTCGCCGACATGATCGCGTTCGTCGTGCCGATTCTGATCCCGGTGCTGAAGCTGCTCTCGGCCGTTGTGACCGAGGTGTTCTCGTGGATCGGCTCGCTGATCGGCGCGATCTTCCGCAACGTCCTCGACCCGATCTTCTCGGCCCTCGGCCGAGTGATCGGCTGGCTCGGCGACCTCTTCCACTGGCTGTGGGAGGAGGCGATCAAGCCCGCCTGGGACGGCATCGCTGCCGCCTCGAAGTGGGCCTGGGAGAACGTGATCCAGCCTGCCTTCGAGGGAATCAAGACCGGCATCTCGAAGGTCGGCGACTTCTTCTCCGCGGTGGTCGATGGAATCGGCAAGGCCTGGGGCAAGCTCGGCGAGATCGCCTCGAAGCCGATCAACTGGGTCATCAACCACGTCGTCAACGGCGGCATCGGCAAGGCCTGGTCGGCGGTCGACAACTTCCTCGGCGGACACCTGCCGGACTGGAAGGACGTCCCGCCGATCGCGATGGCGACCGGTGGCGAGGTCCCGCTCACGAAGGACGCCGAGCGGGGCAAGGACTCGGTCCGCGTTCTCGCCATGCCCGGCGAGCACATGTGGGATGTCACCAACGTCGAGCGCGCCGGTGGTCAGAAGGCCATGTACCGGATGCGCGACATGGTCGACCGCGGCCAGCCGTTCACTTGGACCCCGGCGGGGATCGCCGCGGCGAAGGGTGACGGTGCGCTGCCGCGTTACGCCAAGGGTGGCGAGATCAGTGCCGGTGATCGCCTGGCCCCGTTGCCCGGCGAGGGTGGCCTTCAGCCGATCGCGCAGCTCATGGCGCGCATCATCAAGGCCACGTGGCCCAACACCGTCAGCTCGATCGGCGGATACCGTCCGCCGGATGGCTACAACGAGCACAGCTCGGGCCGCGCGCTCGACGTGATGATCGACAACATGAAGACCGGCGACGAGGTCGCCGACTTCTCGCTGGCGAACCACAAGAACTACCCGATCAACTGGACCATCTGGAAGCAGATGATGCACTACCCGCCAGATGGTCGGACCGAGGCGATGGGGGATCGTGGTTCGCCGACGCAGAACCACATGGACCACGACCACATCTTCTACTCGGAGAACCAGAAGGGGCCGATCAACCCCAACGTGATGCCCGACAACATCGCGTTCGGTGGGGTCACCGATGCCGCTGTGCGCAAGGGCATCACGGCGTGGGCCGAGAAGGCGTTCAACACTGCGCTGGCCCCGGTGAAGAAGCTGGTGAACAGCGATGCCTTCGCGCCGCCGCCGCAGATCAAGGCGACCCCGAAGCACATGTACGACGGGATCGTGGAGCCCGCCAAGGAGAAGCTCCTCGACAAGGTCTCCGAGCTCACCTCGATGAAGGGGTGGAAGAACATGCTCGGGGGTGCCGTCGACAAGGTGAAGTCGGCCGGAGGCAACCTGGTCGGCGGGGCCGTGAGCCTCGGCAAGAAGATCCTGTTCGACACCGGCGGTGTCGTCCGGCCGGGTACCACCGTGGTGCAGAACAACACCGGCAAGGACGAGTACATGCTCGACCCCTTCGAGACCATGCTGCTGCGTGGCCTCGTCGAGGGCCTGCGCGGGCTCGGGATCAAGCCGACGCTGCCGAGCGACACCGGACCGCAGACCTCCACGCCGGAGACGCAGGACGTCAACATCGCTGGGGTCGGCGGAAAGTCGACCAGCCCCGGCGAGCTGCCGGTCCCCGAGTCGAAGGACATCGAGCCACCGACGCCGGAGGAACTCGGCGAGGGCGAGGTGCCCGACGGCGGCACCATCGAGCTCGTCCAGAACGCCGACGGCACCTGGTCGGCCAAGGACCCCGAGTGGAACAAGCTGATCCAGCGGGAGTCCGGCGGACGCGCCGACGTGACCCAGGGAGTCTCGGACGCCAACAGCGGTGGCAACGAGGCCTCGGGCCTCTTCCAGATCGCCAAGGGCACCTGGGCCAGCTACGGCGGCACCAAGTTTGCGCCGACCGCCGGTGAGGCGACGCCGCAGCAGCAGGCCGAGATCGCGGCGAAGATTTTCAACGCCGAGGGCGGGTCCCCGTGGGGCTCCGGCGCGGGCCAGAACTTCGGCCGCGAGGACGAGGCCGCTCTGCGCGCCGGGATCAAGCGCGGCCCGAGCGGGGCCAAGGGCGACCCGGTCAACGTCACGTCGAAGGACTGGCCGACGACCGCCGACGACGTCAAGCCCGGCGACACCACCGGTTCGGCCTACGGCCAGAATCTCCAGGGTGCCGCGATCGGTCAGGACGGCAGCTACAAGCCGGACAACAACGTCACCGCTGGTGACAAGGGCGGGAATGCGGCTGCCGACAAGCCGATGTTCAGCAACCCGTTCGAGACCACCGCGGGCAAGTTCGCGATGAAGTTCGCCGAGAATACGCCGCTGGGAATTGGTGGGCCGCAGGCGAAGAAGCTCCAGGAGAAGGCCCCGGCCGTCACCGAGCTCGCCAACGGTATCGCCAAGGCCGCCCCGGCCTGGGGTGCCGCGCTCGCCGGTGACCCGACGCAGCTCATCGCCAACGTCGGGCAGGCGACCGGACAGTGGGCCACCAAGACCGCCAGCGACTTCGCGCAGTACCTCCCCGAAGCCGCACCGGGAATGCTGGAGAGCGCACTGTCGGCGATCGGCGGGCCCCTCATCGGTACCGTTAACACCGGAGTGAGTGAAGAGCAGCTCATGTCGACGATGGAAGACGCACAGAACCGGCAGATCCGCCGGTCGAAGACCGGCCGACGGAGGTACTGAGTGTGAGCGGGGGACTCAGCCACGGGGACAAGACCTGGATCATCTTTCGGGGCCCCAACGGCGGCCGGTTCTGGCTCTCGGGGATGCGTGGCCGAGGCAAGCAGGGGGTCGAGCTCTCAAACGGCCTTGTGGGACTGGACCGGCCGCCGACCGAGCTCATCTGGCTCCAGGAGGCCCGCCAGAACGGCGCGGATCTCGTGGGATCGAACATCGACATTCGCACGGTCAAGGGTGCCGTCAACATCCTCGGCCGGACGCCGCGCGAGGTCCGTGCCCGCTACGACGACTGGCAGCGGAACAACTTCCACGACCGGTACTCTCGGATGTTCTTCATCAACAGCTACAGCGGGGTCCGGTTCCTCGACGTGCTCCTGGGAGAGACCCCGAACGGCTCGCTCGACAAGGACCCCGCGCTGCTGAAGCGCATCATCGACTACCCGTGGACGTGGGTGTCGCCGAACCCCTACTACAAGGGCTACACCGAGACCTTCGAGACCAAGATGCCAACCGGCAACGGCATCACCGAAGTTCGGGTGCGCAACCTCGGTAACGCACCGCGGACGTATCCGCGCATCTACCTCCCCGGCCCCGGCACCTGGCACATCCCCCGCGGGACGCGCCAGGTGAACTGGCGGGGCGAGGAGAACCTCGGCCCGCTCGTCGACGAGGACACGATCAAGCTGCCGAAGCTGAAGACCGGCGAGGGCATCTGGCTCAACCCTGACCCGCGCGTGGAGACGATCACGAAGGTGCGCAACGGGTCCAAGGAGGAGAAGAACCTCTGGGCACAGATGAACGGTCAGCGGCCGAAGCTGTGGCTCAACCCCGACTCCCAGGAGATCTGGAAGTTCCGATGCGAGGGTGGCCTCGACCAGCAGAAGGTGAAGATGATCGTCCAGCCTCTCTACATGACGTTCTGGTGAGCCGATGCCTCCGCTGATGACTGACGCTCCACCGATCCCGATGGACGACCGCGGGATCGTTTCGTCGTTCCGTACCGAGTCCGAGATCGAGATCCGCCGGTGGATCGGCGACGACCCGATGGCTCTCGAAGGCTACTGCAACGACTACATCGAGACCGAGGTCGAGTTCACCGAGAACGAGACCGGAACCGGCCATATCGAGGTCCCTCCCAACTCGAAGTGGGCCTCGATCTTCGCCAACTGCGACAACGAGAACGTCTTCGTCCACGTCAAGGTCAACGGCGAGTGGTGGACCGGCCGGGTGGACAAGTGCCGCAAGGTCCGCAAGGGCAAGAAGCGCACCGTCATCGCCGAGCTGGTGAGCGACTACGTGTGGCTCGAAGCGATGTTCTGCTGGCCGAACAACTTTGCGCCACTGGGCCTCCAGTGGCCGAAGAAGAACGTCAAGCTCATGCCGACGAAGAGCATGATCGAGAGCTACCTGTTCGAGGTGATCTTCCGGCTCCAGGCTTTCGGCTCCGGCCTGTACCGGTTCCCCATCGGGTTCTTCAACAACCCTGGGGAGAACTGGTGGTCGATGAAGGTGAAGGACTGGGCACAGCCGTGCGTGGTCATCCCCGGCAACATCCTCTACGACACGACCCGCTGGAACTCGCTCCTCGCGCGCATGACGCCGCTCGACGAGCTGTTCAAGGACGTGCTCTACGACGAGCACTGCGTGCTGGAGGCGAAGGCCTTCGTCCCCGGCCGCGACCCGCAGCCGTCGAACAAGATCACGCTCGAAAAGCCCTGCATCTACTTCCAGGTCAAGGACAAGCGGGGCGTGGTCGGCCGGACCGGCACCGTGCTCGACGGTCTGTTCAACACGGTCATCGACACGATCGACCCGTTCCTGACCAACATCGTCGGCGCGTTCACCGAGAGCAGCGAGATGTACTCGCTGTCGAAGTTCTTCGGCACCGACCCGAATGACCCGTGGGTGGTCATCCGCGAGGACGACATCGACGACGACATCGAAGAGTCCGAAGTCGTCATCAACTCGCCGCAGGCACATACCGGGATCGTCGGCGGCCAGTCGTCGGAGTGGCTGAACAAGGGCATCGAGATGATCGCCAACGCGGCGATCTCGGGAGTCCTCGCGATGGCGGGAGTCTCGTTCCTCTCCGACCTGATCAGCGGGGAACTCTCCGACATCGCCCTGGCCTTCCAGAGCCAGACCGACGAACGCCGCCGCGCGAAGTTCGGCCTCTTCTGCCTGCCGGAGGCCTACCCAGGCAGCGGGACCACGGCCTACACCTACGAATCGGTGCAGGCGCTCCGCAAGGTGCTCTACGAGACCCGGCCGCACCGCACGTTCTCGGTGACGATCAACGACGGGAAGCCGTTCATCCCGTTCGTCCACTTCGGCATCGGCGACCCGATCGGCTGGGAGGACGACGGCGAGATCCACGTCGACTACGTCCGGCGGATCACCGTCACGCTCAACCGGGCCAAGCGAACCAAGCTCCAGATCCAGGTCGGCGACAACGGGGGCATGAAGGACCCGATGGAGCTGGCGATCAAGCGGATTCAGGGGGTCAAGCAGGCCTTCGACTTCTGGACTTTGTCGGATAGCGGATAGCCCCCGATAGACTAATTGCGACCGAGGGAGAGCACTTCACATGACCACACCCAACACCGTCCGCGAGGCCATCGCGCAGCTCGTGCTGCGTTGGGATGGCGACGCGATGGACTACGAGTCCGAGCGTCGTGCGTTCATCGAGGTGACCAACGGCCAGGGCGAGCTGCAACTCCCGCGGGGACGGCAGGGCGTGCCCGGCCAGGACGGCGAGCCAGGGCCGAAGCTCGCGCCGGATCTCGTGCTCGAAGAGGACGACGACGCCGACATCACCTCGCAGCTCCCGACCGGACTGGCCGCAGGCGACCGCGGGTACGTCGTCATCAACGACACCACCAACACCGCGTGGTTCTGGTCCGGCACCCAGTGGAAGGTCGTCCACGACGTCGTCGGTATGCGCGGGGAGATCGGACCCTCGGTCGGCTTCCAGATCGGCACCGTCACCACTTCCCCGTCCGGCGGATCCGCGGCAGTCACCATCGACCCGGCATCGAGCGCGACCAACAAGATCTTGAACTTCACCCTGCCCCGCGGCAACCAGGGCGCGGTCGGCGTCGGCCAGAAGGGCGACCCCGGCGACGCGCTGGCGGCAGCAGCGGACGTGCAGATGCCCGAGGGCGGGCCCGATGACGGCGACGTCCTGGTCTACGACTCGGTCACCGCGAAGTGGATCCCGACCACCTTCGCCTCGGGCCCGGTCGGCCCATACGGCCTGGGGTCCAACGATTTCAACGCGATCAACGACAGCGCGTGGCCGCAGACCTACAAGGTCGTCGCGCAGATCACCGTGGAGCCGCAAGGATTCGCCTGGCACCCGCGGGTGTTCGCGCAGTGCGACGTCCGGCTCACCGGCGTGCAGGCGCGCGTGGACCTCGAAGCGCGCCTCGGCTCGCCGACTGGCCCGGTCATCGGCCGCGGACCCGGCAACACGGTCACCGCGATCATCGACAACTACTACCCGCGCGACCTGTCGCCGACCTTCGAGAGCTCCCCGATCAGCCCCGAGTCGACGGCGTGCTCGGTGCCGAAGGGCCAGCCCGGCACCATCTACCTGGTCATCAGTCGAATCGACACGTTGGCGACGTTCGGTGTGCAGACGCGCAAGGACCGCGCGTCGATGGTCGTCTACTGCGACCCGATCCCTGGCTCCGAAGGGTAGCCGGTGACTGACGCTATCGAGCTCAACCGGCAGACGCCGGAAGAACTACTCCGCGCGGGCAAGCAGCTCGCGCTGAAGACTGACATCTGGGACCCGGCGTCAGTCAGCGAGATCGTCGCGAAGATTTTCGACCTGTTCGGACTCGACATCCCGAACTGGCAGGACGCGCTGGCGAACTTCGAGCACCTGAAGGACGCGATCGCGGGCAACTACGTCGGCAGCGACCTGGCGCTCAACGCAATCCAGAACATCATCGGGTCGATTCGCAAGCTCGCGACGGGCCTGATCAACCCCTCGCGGCTGCCGCTGATCCCGTTCTCGCACATCGGGGAGAGCTACCCGAACCTGCTGGAGAACGGCGGTTTCGACGGGGCTGACTCCCTCGACGGCGAGGACGTCTGGACGTGGGACGCCGCCGAAGGGCGCACCACCCCCGGCTCGGCACGCACCTACGGTGACGGCACCCGAAAGGTGCTGCTGTCCAACCTCGTCGAGGCCACGCCGGGACAGAAGTTCCAGCTCGCCGGGTGGGTGAAGTGGTCCGGCCTGACCGGCGGGGCCAATGCGCTTCGGGTGTCGGCGGTGGCCTACAACGGGGACGCGGTCCTCGTCGAGGTCCCGCTGGTGAGCCAGAGCGACCCGCCGTCGAGCAACGGGTGGACGCAGTTCTCGGGGACCTACGAAATGCCCGAGGGTTCCACCGGGATCCGCGTGCAGGTCGAGGTCGGAGCAACCGTCACCACCGGCACAATCTGGTGGGACGACATCAAGCTCTCGAAGTACGGCAGCCTCCCGCAGCGGTTCATCGGCGGGCTTGTCGATGCGCTGGGGGACCTCGGCGCGGGCATCGTGGCGGTGGTCAACCAGGTCGGCGACTTCTTTGACCGGATCACCGGCCGGGTCGGAGCGACCATCGCCGACATCCAGGAGTGGGTGCTCCAGCTCAAAACGATCCTGTCCGGCGGGGTCGTCGGTTCCGGCCTGCTCCCGACCTTGTCCGAGGCGCTGCGCACCGGCGTGAACAGCCTCCAGACCTTCGTCCAGAACATCATCGACACCATCCTCTCGGCGCTCCGCAAGGTGCCGGTCATCGGTGGCATCCTCGGCGACGTCGAGGAGGACATGGGCCGCCTGGCGACTACCGCGGAGTCGGCGAACTCGGTCGCTATCACCAGCCGCACGCTGGCGCAGTCGACGATCTACAACATCGCGACCAACCGCCCGCTGTGGTCCGGCCTGGACCCCACCGCGGAGGTGTCGTTCCCGTGGGCCGAGTTGGGATACTCCAGCACGCAGGTTCTTTCGACGCAGACCCTCACCAACACCATCTCGCGGATCGCGAAGGTGCGCTGCCAGGTCGACCAGGTCATGAACACGGTGGCGATCCTCGCCTCCCGGTCGTCGACGCAGCAGCTCAACTTGAACATCTACCAGTTCAACAAGGACGACGCGAAGTGGGTTCGTATCTACGCCTCCCCGTCGCCGGGATTCGGTGCGCTGATGGGCTCCTCGCTCAACCGCGTGACGATGAAGATCTCCGAGGATGGGATCGCGGTCAACGCCGGGGAGATGTATGCCTTCGAGTTCATCGCTTCGGGAGGCAACATCACTATCGCGTCCAAGAACTTCCCGGTCGCCCCGATCCCTGGGGTGGCACCCGGCGCGATCGGCGGCTCCCGAAACCCGACCACCGTCGGCGATTTCACCGAGATCAGCAACACCCTGATGGAGAGCTACAACGACACGAACACGCCCTATCTGGAGTTCGGGTCCGATCTCGGCCAGCTCGAAATCCCACGTCACTACTTCGTCTCGTTCGATAACAGCTCGTGGCAGAACTGGATTCGCAACACTCAGCACGACTCGCAGCTCGCGATCAGCAACGGTCGAGTCGTCTACGGCGACGCCGGGACCTTCGACGCAGGCCTGAAGATCGCCGTCTTCGGCTCCCAGACCAAGGGCGACGTGGTGGCGGTTCAGGCCGACCTCTTCGATCTGAAGAACTCCGCCTTCGTCGCACTGGCGCTGGCGCAGACCAACGAGACGGTGACGACCCTCGAAGACAACTGCGTGCTCGCGATCTACGCCAACAAGGCCGAGATCATGACCGGTGGAACGGTTCGCGCAACGCACGCCTGGACCCTGAGCTCTGGGACCTACCGCCTCCGACGGGAGATCGTCCCGCTCGTGCCCGGCAGTGTCTTCTACGGCGAGTTCTGGAACGGCACCCGGTGGGTGGAGCTGGTGAACTGGGTCGACAACACCGACATCGTCGCGACGGGCCCCGGCCGCCGGTTCGGCGCGATCGGCATTCGTCGCGCGCTGGTCAACAACGGCGGCGAGATCGACAACTTCCACCTCTACGACATCGAGGAGTAGCCCGTGTGGACTCCGACGCCGGAGCCGACCCCCGATGTGAACCCAGGCCTCGGGTGGTCCCTCGACGGCGTCAGCGCCCCAACGGTTGATCCGGTTCAGGGGTGGTTCGTCAAGAAGCAGCTCCTCGCGCTTATGGAGAGCTCGGCGGAGTTCCGCGCCGGGATCAAGGCGATTCTCACCGGCCAGCACACAGCGCAGGCCTACTCGACCGCGGCGATCGTCGCCCACCTGGTCGGCATCGCGCCGAGCCGCAGCCTCGGCGGCGGGGGAGGCGAGGCGCTCGACGCGCTGGTCAAGGCCTACCTCACCGGCTGGGTGAACACGCTCGGGACCTTCACTGCGCGAGGGGCATTCTCCCCCAAGGGCACCTACCCTGCCGCCGCGGCGTTCACCGGCGGCCTGCACGTCAGCCTCGGGGGCACTGCGTTCGGCCAGTAATCGTCGTCGGCGGAGGCGTTCGCGCACCTGGCGGGATCGGCCACGGCCACAGCCAGCTTCAGCGCGGCGGCCGCCTACGGCGTCATGGAACCGGTGGTCACGCAGTACACCACGCCGGGGACGTACCAGATCTCGGTCCCGCTGTGGGCGAACCGTGTCGACGTGGTGATCATCGGCGGAGGTGGCGGCGGTGGCGGCCACGCCGGAGCGAGCGTCCTCACCGGCAAGGGCGGGGGCGCGAGCACCTGGGTGTCGGGAACCCTGACGCGAGGGGTCAACTTTCCCGCGGCGGCAGAGCAGTTGAGCCTCACGATCGGCGCAGGCGGGAGCGGGTCGAACACCAACGGCGGGAACGGCTTCCCTGGTGGGGCCAGCTTCGTCGAGGTCCCTACCGTCGGGGCAGTGGCGACCTCTCTGGGTGGCTCCGCGGGAGCCGGTAATACCTCTGGCTCCCCGACCGCCGGTGGGTCGCCGGGCAACCTCTACGTGTACGACGTGATGTTCACTGGCGGCACCGGTGGGTCCTCGGGCACCGGCAGCATCGAGGCCACCGGCGGAACCGCTCCCGGCGCAGGTGGAGGAGGAGCCGGTGGCGGCTTCATCAACCCTCGACGCGAGGGAGGGCCCGGTGCCCGCGGTCAGGGGTGGACTCGTGTTCGACAGGGGTAGGAGAGAATAGAACTCATGGCAGCAACCAACGCAGATAAGCAGGACATCGCGAACTACATCGCGTCGACGGGAGCAAAGATCACCGCCCACAGTGGCGACCCCGGCACCACCGGAGCCAACCAGATCGGCTCCAGCTCAGGCAACACCACGTGGGGATCGGCGGCGATCGTCGGCAGTGACGCCGTCGTGACTGGTTCGGCCGTACCATTTACCATTCCCGCCAACACGACGGTGAGCCACTTCGGCATCTGGAACGGGTCGACGTTCCGCCGCGGATACGCCCTCGATGCCTCGATCTCGGTCGGGGCCAGCGGATCTGCCCCGGTCGACATCACCCCGAAGATCAAGTACTCGGGATAGGGACTTTCGTGCCACTCCGGCCCCCGGTGATACCGTCGGGGGACCGGAGAGGGGTGAGCATGGCCGACGGCGACGTCATTCTGAAGTTCGACCACGTCATCATTCCCCAGGAGACCTACTACTGGTGCGGACCTGCGACGATGCAGGTTCTACTGTCGATTCGCGGCATCCATGTGACCGAGAAGTACATGGCTGATCAGCTCGGCACGACCGTCAACGGGACCGACACGATCCTGTACCTGACGCGCGAGCTGAACGAGCGCCTCGGTGACATTTATCGCACCGTCCAGGTCCCAGGGAAGGGTGACCTAGAAGCGTTCCGGCGTCACGTCCGGCACTCGATCGACAGCGGCTACGGCGTTGCGGGCAACATCATGGTGCCGCCGTCGAATTACCCACGGCCACAGCGGGGTGAGCGCGCCGCCTACAGCGGGGGCTGGGTCTACCACTACTGGTCGATCGTCGCCTACAACGCGCGACTGGACCAGGTCGCCATCGCCGACAGCGGCTTCCCCGACTACTTCTACTGGGTGACCACCGCGCAGGCGCTCTCGATGATCGAGGGCAAGGGCTACTCGTGGGCCGCCAACGCCAAGCCGGTCGACGACCTGTTCGGCTCCTTCACCGACGCCGAGCTCGCGCTCGTGCTGGCCGCCGCTCGGCAGGTCGGCGAGCCGCACAAGGGGGCATGATGGACGGCGAGATTCTCCGGCGCGCACTGTCGCCGACGACCAAGACCGCCGGGCAGATGGAACCCTTCGTCGCCCCGGTCGTGTCCGCGATGGAGATCGCCGGGATCACCACCGTCCGGCGCGCTGCGGCGTGGTTCGCCACCCTCGGCGAGGAGACCGGCGGGTTCGCCAACTTCGTCGAGATCTGGGGGCCCACCGCGCAGCAACGCGGCTACGAGGGGCGACTAGACCTCGGAAACACCGTCGCCGGGGACGGTTACCGCTTCCGCGGTCGCGGGGCCATCCAGACCACCGGCCGGAACAACTACCGGGAACTCGGGAAGTGGTGCAAGGCAAGGGGGCTCGTAGACGACCCCGAGTACTTTGTGAAGAACCCCGACCTCGTCGCCACCCCGCGGTGGGCCTTCATCTCCGCGGCGATGTACTGGTCGACGACTTCTCGCCGCGGGAAAACCATCAACGAGTGGGCCGACGCAGGGGACATCCTCGCCGTCAGCCGATGCGTGAACGGATGGATCGACGGGGCCTACCCCTGGGGATGGTCCAACCGCCAGTCACGCTGGAACAACTGCCTCGCAATCGGCGAGGAACTTCTACCGGGAGGGATCGACAACATGAACGACGCAGACAAGACCGCCGTGGTCGGCGCGGCAATCCAGATGGGCCAGGCGCACGTCGGCGACGCCAAGAAGGGCGTCATCGGACCGCGGCCGCAGCGGCACACGGAGTTCTACAACGTGGACGGGAACCCCTCGCTCGCGGCGAAGGGCCAGAAGCTCGCCTACGTGCGCGCGATGCTCATGGACCTGTGGAATGAACTCGTCTTCGACGGGTATAAGGGTGAGGTCGAGGACCCCAATCTCGATGGCGGCCAGTACGGTTCGCCGGTTCGATTCATCATCGCCACCCACAAGAACGCGCGCCAGACCTTCCTCCTCGTGAAGGCGATTGCCGAGAAGAACGGCATCGACGTCGACAAGGTTCTGGAGCCCGCGCCGAGCACGAAGGAGCTGAAGTGACCAACCCGAACATCCCCAACCTGCCGCCACCGGTCCCGACCGAGGCAGTTGTCGAGGAGCTGCGGGCACAGCTCGAAGCGCAGCCCTGGTACCGGCGGTTCGCCAACACGGTGACCGCGGCGGCAGGTCTGCTCTCCCTGCTGATCTGGACGCTGATCGCCAACGGGGTCGAGATCCCCGGCGAGGTCGGAACAGCGATCGGCTCGGCGCTCGGTCTGCTCACCCTGCTCGGTCTGCTGAAGACCCCGAACGGCATCACGCCGCGAGGCGTCGAGCGAGTTGAGGATGCGGCCTCGAAGGTCGCCGAGCGATACTGATCAGATGATCGACTTCCTCAAATCTCGCTTGCCTCGGCTGGGGGACTGGACGCCGACGATCCCGTTCCCCCTCCGAGCAGGGATTCTTGCGCTGTGGGCATTCGAGCCGATCTCACGTGGTGTCGACTACCTGACCGGAGCAGATCTCCAGAACACCACCACCCTGACGCAGGTCGAGAAGGCCTTCCCTCTTCCTGTCTGGGGGTTGTTCTGTCTGTGCTCGGGGATAATGATTCTCGTGGGTTTCGCTGGCCGTTGGCGGCGGTTGTCGATTCTGGGACTCTACTTCGCTGGGGCAACGTATCTCGCGCTCGCCGCGGGGTTTGCGGGTGCAGTGTGGGAACGGGGAGGTGACGGTTTCCGTACCCCCGTCATGTTCCTGGTCTTCGGGCTCACATATTGGCTGGCGGCAATCGGATACGTCGTGAACAACAGACCACGGCTCGTCGTGGTCGATGACGACGAACTCCCTGACGCAAAGGTTTCCGATGGAAGTCCCACTCCCTAACTCGGACAACTTCTGGCTGACCCTTCTCGTCTTCATCCTCTTCGGGTCACCGGCACTGTTCTCGAAGGCGGCCGCGAAGCTGCCCGGTTTTCTGGGTGCCGCGGGGCGTTGGTGGCAGCGCCGGTCCGATAACAGCTCCGCCACCTCGAAGGTGATCACCGCGGCCAACCTCGACCGCATCATCAGCGAGCGGGTGAGTGAGAAGGTCGGCCACATCGAGAAGGAAGTCGACGAGCTCCGCGAGGATGTCGACGACTACTCGGAATACCTGACCTACGATGCGGGCTGGCACCGCGAGACCAACATCTACGCGGCGCAGGTGGGGTTCGAGTTCCCGCCCCCGCTGCACCTGACGTTCACCCAGTGGCGCGAACGCAAGCGTGCAGCGGAGGCGGGGCTGACACCCTAGTCCTTCGCGACCCTGATGCCCTTGTAGATCAGGGTCGAGGTGACCTTGCCGTCCCGGCGGACCGAGGCCTTCTTGCTCTCGTATCCGTTGTCCCGCATCCGGCCAAAGAAGTCCCGCTTACTCAGCACGTCGCGGATCTCCTCGCGAGCGGCCCACTGCCGGTAGAGCTCGAAGAGCACGGGGGTCTGGACGCGGCCGTTCTCGTCGTCCTCGACCATCTCGTCGAGGAACATCTGGAACGTCGAGGTGCCCGCGATGAACGTCCGCTGTCGCTTCTTGACCGACGGGGGCATGTTTACGTCGAGCCCTTCCATTAGGTAGTCGAGCAAACCATCGACAAGCCAGGAGAGGACGGCCTTCAGAGCCTCGGGGTTGTTCTTGATCGGCTCGGTCTCCACCGTGCTCGGCGGGACCTGCCGGTCGAAGGGGAGCACCAACAGACGCCGCCACAGCGCCGCGTCGCCATCCTCGATAGTCGGCATGGAGTTCGTCGCGACGATCGGAGTGAACATCGGGGTGCGCTGCACCATGACGTTCGAGTACAGCGCACGAGCGATGACCGAGTCGCCACCGGTGAGCCGCTTGATCACGTCGGCGTGCAGACGGTTCCGCTGGCCGATCTCGGAGGCGAACACCACGCGGCGGGGAAGAGCAGACAGGATCTCGGGCATTGGCCCCGAGTCCCGCTTCTGGCGGAACAGCCCGTTCATGTCGATGACGGCCCCGTAGTCACCCAGGCACGCCTGTACCGATTCGAGAATCGTCGTCTTGCCGGTCGAGGTGCCGCCCTGGATGAAGACGATGCGGCGCTGCGGGTTTCCGCCGAGGAAGGCGTAGCCGAACACCTTGCGCACGTACCGCCGGTAGTCGGCGTCGGGGAGGAAGGTGTTGAGGTAGCTCTCCCACTTCGGATGAGTGAAGTTGGGCTCGTAGGGGATCGGGGTGTGCTGGAGGATCAGGTCTTCGGGACGGCCTTTGCGGCAGAGGGAGTCGTAGTCGACGTCGACCCCGCCGTTCTTCGCGGCCGCGGTGAGGTCGAGCACGCCGTTGCCGACGCCCCAGGTGGTCGGGTTGGTGTCGAAGGCCGCGGGGTCGATTGCGTTGCCGGAGAGGACGTGCGCCATCGACATCGAGTGCTCGATGATCGTCCGGTTGCCCGCGGTGATGGCCCTCTTGGAGTAGGCCTTGGCGAGCTTCTCGGTGTCCTCGGCCTCGGCACTGCCCTGCTCTTCGAGGATCTCGGCCTGGCGGAACAGCCGGTTGGCCGTGGCCTGGAGGGAGGCGACGACCGACTGGTTCCAGAGCAGGCCGTAGGTCTCGGACTTCGAGAGCTTGACCAGGCGGCCGATGCTCTCGTCCCACCAAGCCCAGTCGTCGGTGCCGGAGCGAATCGGCCGGATCGAATCGCCGAGCGCGTCGAGGAACATGCGCGCGCGGCCGGAGTCGTTGTCGTCGTACTCCTCGGCATCGACGATCGTGTTCCGGCGCTCCACCCACTGCCGCAGCATCTTCTCGCGGAACAGGTCGAGGTCGATGTTGCCGTCCTCGGCGGTGTATCCGCCGACGGGGGAGATGCGGATCAGGTCGTTGGCGATGTCGTCGCGCAGCTTCGAGACCTCGCCGCACAGTGCGCGTCGCCACTCCGCCTGGGCCGCCGAGATGTCGCGCCGGGCCTCTTCGGACTCCGCCCCGCCGAGCACCTCGGTCAGGAACGCCTGCCGGACACGGTTGATCGCGATCTTCAGGCCGTGGTGACCCTCGGCGGAGAGCTGAACGACCTCGTGCAGACGGGCAATCAGCAGGTCGTGTGCGCCGGTCGACATCTCCTCGCGCAGCTTCTCCGGCTCGGTGACGCGGTTCATCTGCCCCGAGGGATCGTTGTCGTAGCCGGGGATCTCGGCCTGGAGCCAGCCGAAGGCGTCTTCGACGTCGTCAATCTGCTCGATCTTCCGAGCCTCTCCGGCCTCCCCCTTGAACAGGTGGTCGACCCAGGGCTCGGGGAGGTCAGGGAACTCGGCGACGTGCGGAGGCTCGTCGAGGGGCTGATCGTTCGCGTCGTACCACTGGTACGTACGTCCGTCTGTCTCCGAGGGCCACGCGACGGCGTAGCGGTGGGTGCGCTGGATGATCTCGATGTCGGGGCCTGGCTTGCCGCGCCACTTCGCGTTGGCGGGGACGCGGAAGAACCGGATGCCCGAAGGGTTCTCGGGGTCGCGGGAGGTCGACCGGTAGGTGCGAGGCAAGGGACCGAGCTGCTCGACCAGGTCGGTGAGCGTCTCTCCGCCGTGCTTCTCGTCGTAGTCATCGACGTCGATACCGAGGAGCTCGTAGAGCATCCCGTCGACGGTGAACTGCGGCATCCGCAGGCCAAGGTTCGACTCGGGGATCTCATCGCACCAGGTGTAGACCCGGTTGATGTCGGGGTAGGGCTTGTTCCCAGTGGTGTCGTCCGGCGGCGGGTACTTCATCCCTTCCGGCAGCGGGAGCGGGCTGTTCCATCCGCGCTGGAGGTAGGTCGAAGCATGATCGCCGTAGATGTCGGACAAGGGGTGTCTCCTAGAGGACTTGTTCGTTGAGAAGAATCTCGTCAGCGGAGTCGAAGTAGACTCCGCAACCGGGGCACAACAGAGGGTACTTCAGATACTCGCGAAAGTATCGGATGTGGTCGTCACAGAGTGTCGCGGCGATCGTGAGAAGGCCTGCGACGTAGTTGTATTCGGTCCAGTCCTTGCCGAGCAGGACGAACTGTCGAGGGTCAATCCAGCAGGGGCACAGTCGCATCTGGTACGCACGTACGGACTGGTTCTGGCAACCGTCGGGGTGGCGCTCGGCGGGGTGGTCGAATGGTGGCTCATGGGGATGGACCCAGAGCATCCGTTTGCAGGTGCAGACTACGTCAGGCTGGAAATCGAGACTCTCCAGAGTCTTGTCGAAGTCCATCTGGCGGGGCCTCCTGCGTTCGGTTCATGATGAGCTCGCCGCCGTAGATGCCTTCGGCGAGCGGATCGGTCAGTGCCGCGGCGAGGCAGACCTCGCGCTGGGAACAGGCGCGGCAGACATATTTGGCACCTTCGTGCCGGTTTCGCCGGGCGACGGCACTCTCGCCCTTGGCGTTCTTCTTGCCCCCGCCGTCGAGCTCTGCATCCCAGAGCCAAGACCCCATGAATCGCTCCTGGCAACAGAGCGCCTCATGGCGATCCACGGCCCGCTGAGCGGGGGAGATCAGGCTGAGCGGGATCACTGCGGGGGCTTCACCGCTCGTGCTGCGTTCATGATGTTCTGGCGCGCGGTCTCGGGGTCGAAGTAGATGAGGATGCCCTGCGCGTGCATCCGTTCGGCGACCATCCGCATCATGTTCTCGTTGCTGATCCCCGTCTCGGGGTCCCAGTCGTCGTTGAGTCGCTTGATCGGGTGGGTGTCGCCCCCGGCGCGCAGCTTCCCCTGCTCGTAGTCGTTGAGGACCGACTCGATGCAGGCAGTCAGTCGTTCGGCCGTGGCCGCGGGGTCGAGCTTCCTCACATCGACCCCGCGTCCACCAGCGCCTCGATGGACTCTCGGCTGTATCGAACCTGCTTGGGTCCGAGTGGCCGGAACCCGATGATCTTGCCCTCTCGCTCCCATCGGCGCAGGGTCGGGCGGGAGACGCCGAGCAGGGTGGCCGCGGTGTTCGCGTCCATCGTCTCCTTCATCTGCTTGCGCAGTGCGGTGATCCCCTCGGGGGTGCCCTTGCGCGGCAGGTTGCGGGAGTCCGACCGGCGCGCGGTGTCCATGCGCCACCGGCGGATCTCCTCGACGATGTCCTCGGCGTGGTCGAGCAGTGCGCTCACGGGGATGCGCATGTGTGACCCCGCGGTGCGGCTCATCGGCAGGGTCTTCATTCCGTTTCGGAGGCAGCGTCGGAGCACCCACGAGGGCACGCCGAGCAGCGTGGCCGCCTGGTCAACACTCACGAGGGTGTCGATGTCTGGGGTATCCATTGCTCTCGTCTCTCTCTTTGTTCGGGTTGTCTACAACTGTATCAGATCCAGCTCCACGGCAGCCTTCAGGATCGGCCACGCCCGGTAGACGTCGGAGCGGGCCTGGCGCACCTTACGCAGGAACAGGATCGCGTGCCGGTCGGCGTCGCGGGCGTGTCGGCTCCCCGAAGCCCAGAAACCCCACTGTTTGAGCCGCTCGTCGGTGATCGAGGACTTCGCCTCGCTCGGTTGCTGCCGCTTCGGTGTGGGGTATCCAGGACGCTCCCAGATCATCTGCTCGAAAGCCGCGGTGAGCCGGACCGGCGAGAGCGCGTCGCGCTTCTGGGTCTGGGTCCGCAGGATGAAGTCCTCGATGACCAGCGCGGTGAGGAACCGACCTCCGGCCTGGTTCACGAGCTGGTCCATCATGTAGGCCCCGGCGTGCTCGCCGGACAGGGAGCCACCGAGGTCGATCTCGTCGCCGAGCTGGGTGATCGCGGCGTCGTTGACCGAGCCGGACATCGCCCCGCAGTCGATCTCCCCGTGCCACCAGTGAGTGATGACGTCGCGCCAGCTCGCCGTCTTGTCGAGCAGCTTCGCGGGGTCGAGACGCATGACCGACCAGCCGGTGGTGCCGCCGGGGTCGAAGGCGATGACCCGCAGCCCACGGCCGAGGAGGATCCTGATGTCGACCTCGGAGAGCCCGGCGACCAACTCCTCGACTGGCCGCGGGATCTCCGCGGCCATGTCCTGCCGGTCGAGCCAGTCCTTCGGGGTGGGCTCGGGGATCACAGATCGACCTCCTCGGCGCTGACGAAGACCTCCTGAGAGGTGGCCGGGCCGTCGAGATCCCAAGTCACCCCGGTCACGCGGTACTTCCGCCCGCACGAGACGAGGCACTCGCCGACGGCGGGGACCCGCCACCCCTTAGGGACGTGGTGGTTGTAGGCGGAGACCAGGGTGCGACCGCCGGTCGGGTTGTTGAGCCAGTAGGTCACGTTGATGGTGGGTTCGGTCATGGTTCCTCCAATTCGATGATCTCGACGGTCTCAGCCTGAATGCTGGGGCCGTGGCCGTCGCGCGAGATGCCGACGACATGGACGGCGGTGTTGCCGTCGACGGCCGCGAGCTCGTCTGCCAGAGCGGGGTACATCCACCGGCTGACGTAGAGGTGGACCTCGATCCCCTCGGCGTCCTCGGCGATGATGGTGGCCTTCGTCGACAGCTCCGGCCGCTCGGTCTTGGCCTTCAGCGCCTCGATCGACTCGCCGGTGCGCTTGCGAAGGCCCTCGAAGTGGTCCTTGACCTTGACCTCGCGGATCAGGCCGATGAACACCACCTTCTCGTCGACGCATTCGAGGAGCAGGCTCGACGGGGTGTTGCCGCCGAGCAGTCCGATCTCCTCGTTCTCGATCGCCCGTTCGATGGTCTGCACGGCACGCGCAGCCTTGTTGATGCCGAACGGATCGGCCGAGGCGGTCAGCTCCTTGATCCGCTCGACGGTCTTCGCGCCGAGGCCCGGCACCCCGCGGGACGGCTCGTCCGGCTTGGTCTTGCGACCCTTCTTCGGGGCCACGTAACGCATGTCGTCCCAGGTCAGGCCCAGCGCCTTGAAATTGACGCCCTTCTCCGGCGGCGGGCCGACCTCGCGATTACGCCACTCGACCATCTTCTGGCCGACCTTCTCGGCGACGCCGTCGATCTGGGTGAACCCCGCTCGGATGGAGGGGCCGCCGGTGACCGGCTCCCAGGTCAGGCCAGACATGGCGAGGTCCGGCGCGAGGATCGAGAACCCGTGCGCGGCGGCGTCCTTCAGCAACGAGAGCTGCTGGTCCTTGTCGGCCCCGCGCAGCGCCGCAGCGTAGAAGTACTTCGGGTGGTAGTGCTTCAGCCACGCCAGCCAGTACCCGACGACGGCGTAGCAGACCGCGTGCGCGATGTTGAACAGGTAGCTCGACGAGGCGGCCATGTAGTCCCAGAGCTCCCGAGCATCGTCCTCGGGCATCCCGATCTCGCTCTTCATGCCGTCGCGGAACTCCTCCCAGAACGCCTCGAAGGCCCCGCCCTGCTTCTTCTTCCCGATGATGCGCCGGAGCTGGCTGACCCGGTCGCCGGGCATCCCGGCCACGCGGCCCATGCCCATCACCTGCTCCTGGTAGACCAGGCAACCGTTGGTCGACTGCAACACCGCGTTTACCGCGGGGTAGCCCCAGTCGCGAGGCTCCTCCCGGTCGAGCTCGACGGCCTCGTAGTGCGAGGTCTGGCCGGAGATGAGCGCGCCGGGACGCGAGAGAGCGTTGATGTCGGCGAGATGGCGGAACTCGAAGTCGGTCTGCCCGGCGAGCTTGTTCACGATCCCGCGGGTGGTCCGGCCGTCGAACTGGAAGATGCCGGTCAGGTCGCCGGTACCGAACACGCTTTCGAGTACCTCGACGTCGTCGAGCGGGAGCGCGTAGAGCTCCTCGAAAGTCATGCCGATCCAGTCCAGGCAGTCATGGATGAGCCTCATCGTCTTCAGCCCGAGGATGTCGAGCTTCAGCATTCCGAGGTACTCGGCGTCGCGCTTGTCGTAGGAGATCCCGCGGCGGGTGACGCCGTCCTTGGCTACGGTGTACACCGCGCAGGTGTCGGCGATCGGCTGGGTCGAGATGACCAGCCCGGCGGCGTGGATGCCCATGCCGCGGTAGTCGCCCTCGATCGCCATTGCCATCTTCAGATCGGGGTACTTCTCGACGATCTGCCGGGCCCGGTCGAAGGTGCCGATCGCGTCGGCGACCGAGAAGTTCTCGCGGGGGTCGCCGTCGTCGCGGTCGACGATGAGCTCCTTCAGCTCGTAGACCTCGCTGAAGTCGGCGAGCTCGTGCGCGCGAGCGGTGTCCTGGACCGCGGTGCGACCGCGGTAGCGCATGTAGTTGGCGATGTGCGCGGTCTTGTCGGCCCCGTACTTGCCCTGCGCGTAGGCAAAGACGGCCTTCGGGTCCTCGAAGTCGATGTCGATGTCGGGGTCGTCAGGCCGCGACGGGTCGATGAACCGCTCGAACTGCATGAGCGGGAACTGCATCGGGTCGATCTCGGTGATCCGCAGCAGGTAGCACAGCAGCGACCCGGCGGCCGAGCCGCGACCGGGGCCGACACCCATCTTCGCGACGTCCTTGGCCCACCGCACCAGGTCGGCGGTGACCAGGAAGTAGTCGCAGAACCCCTTCGGCTCGATGATGGAGAACTCGTAGTGGATCCGCTCCAAGTAGGCGTCGGTGTCGATGTCCCACCGCTGCGCGAAGCCGGGGTTGGTCTCGGCGCGGAACTCGATCCCGTCGTTGATCCACTTCTTCAGTCGGTCGGCCGCCGACATCTGCGGGCCCCGCTCGATGAACACGACGCGGTCCGACTTCGGCAGCTCGACGTTGCACCGGTCGGCGATCTCACGCGCCCCTTCGACCGCGGCCTTCGCTTCGGCGCGGGTGAGGTCGCAGTCGAGGAGGGCCTGGAGGCAGTGCGCGTCGGACTCGGGGTAGGTCAGGCGGACGTCGTACTCCCAGTCGGCGTCCTGCGTCGCCACGGTGCCGCCGCGGTGCGCCGCGTGCAGCATCCGCTGGACGACGTTCTGGTCGGGGTGCGGGTAGTGGACGTCGGCGGTCGCCACCAGCGGGATGCCCTCGGCGGCAGACACGTCGGCGAAGAACTGGTTGAGCAGGACTGCGCGATCGAGCTCGGGGAACATCTGCGCTTCGAGGTAGAACCGGTCCCCGTAACACTTCTGGAACTTCGCGATCAGCGCGCGCGTTTCGTCGACGCTTTCGTCGGTCCAGTCGTCGCGTCGGTCGCCGAGGCTCTTGCCGCCCAACAGCGTGCAGGAGATCCACGAGTCCGCGCACCCACTGGTGACGATGAGGCCTTCGGTGAGCTCGGGGTCAAGGATCTGGTTCAGGTGCAGGCGGGGGACGTACTTGGTCTGCTCCCAGGCCAGGGTGACCAGCCGGTTGAGGTTGCGGTAGCCGACCTCGTTCATCGCCAGCACCGTCTGGTGGAAATGCCGTCGGCGGGGCTCGTCGGCCGGGGCGATGTCGAACTCGCAGCCGAAGATCGGCTTGATCCCGGCCTCCTTGGCGGCGATCTCTAGCTGCACGTGCGAACTGACGTTGCGGTGCTCGGTGAGCGCCAGCGCGTCCATGCCGAGCTCGGCCACGCGAGCGACGTGCTCGGCGGGCTTGCGGTACCCGTCGCCGTGGCTGAACGACGAATGCGTGTGGAGCGAAACCCACTTCATCCGCGCAGCACCCGCATCTTCGATCGGACCGCGGCGGCCTGCAACTCGCGCAGGTAGGCGTCGTGGTCTCTCGTGGACACGTTGATCTCGGGTCGCCGGTGGCGGCCGGAGCGGGGCCCTCCGTACCGGCGGACGTGGACGGTCACCTCTCCGAATCGTCCGGTTCGCTCGTGTTGTGCCATGTGGCCCTCCAGGATTTTGCTCGAAAATTGGCGGAACTCTCTCCACCGACTTTACGAGTTGACGTCAAAGAAGTCAACCCGGTTCCTCCCGGCTGATCCAATCAGCCAGACCTTGAACGTGATCATCGCGGGCCGGTCGTGGTCCTCACGCGACCAGTGCCCGGCGTTCTCCTGCTCGATCTCCTGGCGGTACCGCTCCTCGCGGTATTCGCTCACGAGCCGGGCGTGATCGGCCGAGCACTGGACGTGGTTGGGTTGGCACCGCTGGTGCCGGGGGATCAATCGGTGCAGTCGGGGCAGCCACCACCGTCGCAGGTCGCGCAGCTCGACGGCGGGACCGGGTCGGGCACCGGGACGTCGGAGGCCTTCATGAAGATCGGCTGCCCGCCGGGCGAGACACCGATCTGGACGTACTCTTGAGGCTCCGGTGGCAGCACCCACGCCCGATTGGGGTCCTCCATCTCGGCCATCGCCGCGGCCAGCCGGTCCTCGGTGTTCTCCTCGCAGAGGGTCTCGATCGCCGCCTTCAGGCGCTCGTGCGGGATCGCGCCGGAGATGGTTGCCTCGACCGAGCCCCGCTTCACGAGCAGCAGTGACGGGGTCGAGATGACGCAGGCCTCCTCGACGAACCGGCGGACCTTCTGCCCCTGCTCGGACTCGTCGCCCCAGTCCATCGTGAGGGCGTGCGAAAGGTTGCGCTTGAGCGGCATCTCTTCGAGCGCCTGCACCATGTAGTCGTACAGCGGCTCCATCGGAGAGCCGACGAGGACAGCCCAACGGGCGTTGCCGGTGGTCGAGGTGACCTTGTCGATGACGGTCAAGAGATCGTAAAAGGCAATGGTAGGCATGGTAAAGCTCCCTGGATACGAGAAGAGCGGGTGGACCGACCCCTCAATCGGCCCACCCGCTCAGGTGGTTGGGTCAGGAGGCGCTGCGGCGCTTCCGGCCCGTGGTCTTCTTGGGCTCCGGCTCGGGCTCGGGCTCGTCGTCGTCGTCTTCGGCGACGTAGCCGTCCTCGTCCGAGTCCTCGTCGACGTAGTCGACCCCATCGTCCTCGTCGTCGTCGTCCGAGTCGTCGTCGTCCGAGTCGTTGTCGTCGGGCTCGACGGCGGCCGTCTCGTCGTCCGAGTCATCGTCGACGATGATGTCGTCGGTGTCGACGTCGTCGTCCTCGATGATCTCCTCGTCGGCTCCCGGCGCGGGAACCTCGTGGTCCGACGGGTAGATGTCGTTGATGCGAAGCTGGCGGACGGTCTTCTTCTCGATCTTGCCGTCCACCTTTTCCTTCACGACGTAGCTGTCGTTCTTGGTGGAGACGACGACGGGGATCCCCTTGAACCCCTTCCCAGCCAGGGAGAACTTGCCGAGCTTGGTGATCTTCTCGCCCTTGTCGTCGAGAACGGCGCTGCCACCCCAGAAAACGCTGCGGAGCTTCTCGTCGCCGGAGATCGCGTCGAGCAGACGGTTGATCTGGCCGACCTGAAGGTCGACGTAGTCGTCCTCCATGCTCTCGGGGATCACGAGGCGATGGAAGATCGAGTAGCCGTTGTACTTCTCGTTCTCGTGCGTCTTCGGAGCGTCGAACTCGACGATGGCGACCAGCATCGTCTTGTCGCCCTTCTTCGTCGGCTTGATCTGTAGCTGCTTGATCACAGCGCCGTAGACCCCCACCGGCGGGGTCGGGCCGGTGTAGTTCTTGAATCCGGTGACGGCCTCGACCTTGGCGGCCTCGGCACCGATGTTGAGCTTCAGCTTGATGCCCATGTGGGTGTTGTTCTCCTACTTCTGCGAGGGATTCGCGTCGTCCTCGACGGCGTTTGCCGCCAAGATCTTCTCGGTGATCTGCGCCAGATTCTTGTTGACGGTCTGGCGGCCGAGGCAGTCGAAACGGTCCTTGGCGATCACGTCGTCGGTCCCGTGCCACTGAATGACGCGGGCCTTGGTGGTCTTCTGGGTCTTCGCGTTGGTGACGTTGGCGAAGTGCATGTAGCCGACGCAGTGCATCTGCGCGGCCACCCAGTTCGCGACCTTGTAGCCCTGGCCGTGCATGTTGGGGAGCCGGAACTCCTCCCCCTTCTCGTTCTCGACCAGCATCGAGTGCGCGGTCCAGAGCTTGTTCACGTTCGGCAGGTCGTTGACGAGGGTCACGAAGCGCATCAGGCGCATCTGGTCCTCGCCGTACTCTTCGAGCTGCACCTTGTCGAGCGATCCGCCCTTCAGCTCGAAGCGTTCCTCGACGATCGACCGGCGGATGTTGAGCTGAAGCTGCGTGACGGTGTCGACGCAGATCCAGTCGAACGGGAAGCCGTCCTTGGAGGTGTTGTCCACCAGCCACTCGTAGGCCTGCTCGAACTTCTCCCACGAGTTGACGCAGTCCCAGACCTTCGACTGGCCGCCCGCCTTGCGCGCGGAGATCGTGCCGTTCTCGGTGGCGAGGTAGAGGGTCTTGGCCGCACCAGCGAAGCGGGTCTTGCCGATGCCGGGGTCGCCGTAGACGAGCATCGAGATGCTCTCGGTGTAGTCCTCGATACCGACGATGTCGTCGGGGAGGTCGAAGGCGTCTTCGGGGTTGCTCACTTCATCAGCTCCTCAATCCGCGCCTTCGCCGCGTCCACGATCGCCTGCGTTTCGTCGGGGAGAAAATTGCCGGTCGGCCGGGGTGCCCAGCACACCGACGCAGCCCCGGCCAGAAGGTCGAGGACCGTCTGTAGGTTTACGGCCTGCGCGAACATCTGTTCGGCCTTTTCGGTGAAATCTTCGGTCATGATCTCCTCTGTCTGTGTTGACGTCAACTGTATCAGAACTTTCCCGCCGAGTCTAGAAGTCGCCCTTGCGCTCCTCGCGGTGCGCCTCGTAGGGGTCACGCACGTGGTAGGCGACCGACTTCAGCATCTCCACGTCCCCGCCGTTCTCGTCGGCCAGGCAGAGGTTGTAGAAGTCGCAGTCCCAGGTGCAGTCCGACGTCGGGGTCTTGTATAGCGGGAGCAGTCCCTCCCGCATCGCGTTCATCGACGCGACCTCGTCGGCGATCCGCTGGATCTGCTGGCGACGCTCCTTCGAGGTGCGATACACCGGCTCCCGGTGGAACCGCGGGGAGGGCTGCTTATTCGACACGTCCCCGAGCACCACCAGGTCCCGCTCGTCGGCCTCCTCCTCTAGCGCGGCGAGGGCCATCTTCTTCAGCTCGGCCTCTCGCTTCGGACCGACCTCGTCGACCCAGATCTGCGAGAGGCCGTCGTCGGCGTACTTCTTCGCCTCGACCTCCAACAACGCCTCGACGAAGTGGCTCTTCTTGGGCTTGTTCGTCGCGAGGCCCTGCTCGTTCACCGGCCGGTCGTCCGGCGGGGCCTTCATCAGGAAGTTGTAGAGGATCCCCGAGATCCGCTCGTTCTTCCCGATGGTGCCGTCGCGCCGGAGGACGTTGTCGGCCACCGCCCAGTAGCCTCCGGCCTGGTCGTCGAGCGGGAGGTGGTTGGTGCGGATCGAACGCGCCGTCTTGTGGTCCCAGAGCCAGATCTTGCCGGTGGCCTGGTCCCGCGCGACGATGTCGAAGGTGCCGTGGAACTTGGCGACCGGGGTGGTGTCCTTCGGCCGGTCGGGGTCGATCCCGGTCGAGCGGGGAATGCTCACGCCGAAGGGTCGCTCCGGCGAGAGGATCTCCCACTGCTCGTCGTGTCCATAGGTCACCAGGTAGTTGTCGAGCATCGCCAGCCCGACGCCCTCGGCGTCCATCACGACCTTCTCCGGCTCGCCAGGAATGCCGCTGTCGCGCATCTCTACGCGGATCAGCTCACGCACCCCTTCGCAGTACTCCGACCAGGTCTCGCGCAGGTCGCGGCCGCGCTCGGTGCCGGGGATGTACCAGTGCTCGAAGGCCAGGTGGATGCCGGTGCCGAACCACAGCGGGAGCTTGCGCTTGTTCGACTCCAGCCCGTCGCGCCAGGCCCACCACCACCGCTGCGGGCACCGCTTGAAATCCTTGCGCTCCGACCCGCGGAGCAGCGGAAGGTCAGTCATCGCTGGCGAGCACGATCTCGCTCGCGAGGCTGATCACGTGCCGACGGCTGACTTCCAGCATCGTCACGTGGTTCTCGCCGTTCATCTTCGGGGCCTTCGGGTTCCCCGCGTCACGGATCGGCAGGTAGGTGAGCATGTGGTCGTCATCGTTCTCGACGACGTAGCCGACGAACTCGCGGATCATGCCGCCGTCGCCGACCTGGTAGCGCAGGGTCGACAACATCTCGGACAGAAGGCCGTGGCGGCCCTCGACCCACTCCTGGATCTTTTGGTCGACGTGGGGGCGATGGGTGGTCATGGTGTTCCTTTCGTGGGGCAGAGGGACGCTATCAGGGCAGCCGGACAGGGGTCTGGTTGACCGCGCCGCAGTCGAGGCAGACGGTCTGGCCGAGCCGGACCACACCGACCGGGACGCCGTCCTGGGTGGCTGGTCGGGTGACCCAGTCCTTGACCGTCGTGCGCTTGTGCTTGCACCGCTTCTCAGCGCGGCGGGCAGCGCGGTTAGACATCCGCGTTCTCCTTCGCGTAGTGACGGCGGCAGAGGCCGTCGGTGACGACCGGCGCGGTGCAACCGGGGTCGCCGAGACACTCCGGCATCCGGCGGGTGGGGGTGCTGACGATCGGCGGGAGCCCAAGGTCGTCCTCGCGCCGGGTGCCGATCTTCTTGCGGATCTCGCGCTCGCGAGTCCACTTTTCGGCGGACTCGTTGGTGGCGCAGCGCGCCGAGCAGAACCGCTGTGCGACGCGGTGCTTCGTCGGGGTGAACTCGGCCCCGCAGCGGCGGCACTTCTTCATGCGGCCTTCCTCTTCTCTCGGGTGATCGGGGTGAGCAGCGAGCGAGCGAAGTTGACCCCGCGCTGCCCGTCGATGAGCATCTTCGTGAGCCGCTCGCGGCTGCCGGTGGTGAACGCGATGTTCTCCTCGACGGTGCCGAGCGACCGTAGGTAGTGGATGGTCACCTGGTGGATCCGCGACACACGGTGGATACGGTCCTCGACCTGCTCCTGCTCGTCGGGAATCCACGTCTCGTCGAGGAACACCAGGTCATCGGCGGCGTCGAGGGTGAGCGAGACACCACCGGCGGCCGTGTTCAGCAGGAACACCCGCGGTCCGCCGGGCTGCTGCCAGCGGTCCTTGTTCGCCTTGCGCTGCGCTTGGCTGACCTTGCCGGTGACCTTCAGGCACTCGATTCCCAGCTTCGCCAGCTCGGCCTCGTACATGTCGAGGATCGAGGTGAACTGCGAGGCCACAACCACCTTGCGCTCCTCTCCCTCCTCGTCGAGCTCGGTCGACATGTTCTTGTTGATCCCCAGCCCGTCGAGAAACTCGACCAGCCAGTTGAACTTGTTCGACGGCATCTGCGGCAGGAAGCGGTAGGCCTCCTCCCCGTCCTTCATGAACGTCTCGATGTCGCCGTGGCAGATCGCGAACTGCTTCAGGCGGGTGAGCTCGGCGAGGAACGTCGAGGCGACCAGCACGCCGGAGTCGAGCATGGTCTCGGCCTGCTCGGCGATCTCGCGGTAGGCCTTGGCCTGCTTGGGCTCCATGTCCAGCCAGTGCCCAACCGGCGAGTGCTCGTCGACGAACCCGGTGTCAGGGTTGGGCAGCGGGGTTCCGGCGTAGAGCTTGTCCGGCAGCTCCGGCCGCACCTCGCGCTTGGTTCGGCGCAGCATGATCGGCGCGATGTCCTCGTAGAACAGCTTTGCCTTGGTCTCGTCGAGACCGGCGATCTCGACGTGGCTCGCGCCGCGACCTTCGTTGCTGCGGGGGTCGCCGAGCACGTGGAACCATTGCTGCGCCCACGACCAGTAGGCGTGGTACTTGACCGGGTAGAGCCAGTTCAGAGTGCCCCAGAGGTTCTCCGGCTTCCCGCGGAACGGGGTGCCCGAGAGCGCGATCTTCAGGCCGTTCTCGGCGACCGGGATCATTCCGGCACCGGCGCGGACCTGCGTCTGGGACTGCGGGGTGGCCGAGTGGCAGATCAGGCAGCGGTGGCTCTCGTCGATGACGAATGCCGCCCACTCCCGCTCGTGGAGCTGTGGGTACTTGTGGTCCCACCAGCCCTTCTCCTCGAACCAACCCATCTGGCCGGTGCGCTTGTGCGGTCGGCGGACCCGGCGCGGCTTGACCCACTCGGCGCGCATCATCTCCAGGTTGATGATGACCCACCGGCGGCGGTCGGTCGGCGCGGGGCCGAGCCCGTCGAGGATCTTCTTGCGCTTCGGCCCGGTGCCCATCACCGGCACGACCTCGTCGCCGGGGGCCCACGTCGCGAGCTCGTCCGGCCAGGTGGTCGCCACGGCGATCGACGGGGCCGCCACCAGGATGTCGCCGACGATCTGGCTCTCGGCCATCGCGCCGATGGTCTGGAGCGTCTTGCCGAGGCCGGGGTGATCGGCCAGCAGTGCCCGGCGGGTGTGGGTGAGGAAAGCGATCCCCGCCCGCTGGTAGGGGTGGACGACGCGGTTGATTGCCGGGACCTCGCGAGCGAAGTGCTCGGACAGTTCGGCGTCGCTGCTCGCGCTGGCGAAGTTCTCGATCGCGCCGAGCCGCTCGATCTCCTCCAGCGCCCACTCGTTGAGGCCCTCGGAGATCTCCAGCTTTTCGCCGAAGGTCTCGCGCAGCGCCTTGCAGTTGGTCAGCGACAGCGGGAGCTGGCCGCCGCCGGAGGTGACCTTCAGCCCGCCAAGGCCTTTCAGCGCCTCCTGGTTGCGCTTGCGGTGGACGACCGCGAGGCCGCTAGGCCACCAGACCTCGATCCCGGTGGGGGAGGTGTCGTCGTCTGCTAGTTCTGCCCAGACGCCGCCAGTGCGGAGGCACTCGATGCGTTCGAGAACGGATGGGTTGTCGGATTCGAGCTCGATGGCGGCCAAGGGATGTTCTCTCCGTTGATGATCTGGTCGTGGAGGGTGGTCAGCTTCTCGGTGTACTGCTCGTGGTTCTCGCGACCGGTGAAGCTCACCCCGGCCCAAACCCCGGTCAGCCGCCCGTACTTGCCGTGGAGCTTGGCGAGATCCTGCGCAACCACCATCGCGTCCCGAGAGCATAGGTCGAGGAACGGACACTCCTCGGTGCAGATCCGCGCGACGTCTTTCTGCCGCTGCTTCTCGCGGATGTGCCAGGACGTCGACCGGCGGTTCTTCTCGTGCTGTTCCTCGTCCTCGTCAGGGGTGATGAAGGTGTCCCAGTCGAAGTCGCACGGCTTCATCTCCCTGCGCCAGTCGCGCCGGTCCTCGGGAACGTCGGGCACGACGAAGAGCATCACCGGGTTCTTCTGCGGCGCAGGGCCGATGAACTTCTTGCGGTCGGGGTCTCGGAGACTGCTCTGGATGCGCTGGCCGGTGATGGAGATCGAGCTCGCGCGTGCGCCCTGCCTCACTCTCCGGCGACCTTCTGCCCGCCGACCGACACGACCCGCGGGGTCGAGGTGTGGCTCTCGCTGTGGATGGCGACGCCGATGTCGGCGTGGCGCTCGATGGCCTCGTTCTCATCGGTCGCCATGATGCTGAACGTGGTGGTCGTGATCTGCTCGACCTCGACGATGTACTCCTGCACTGGGGTTCTCCTGGAGGGGTAGGTAGTTGGACGTGCTAATGATATGCGGTTGACGTCAATTCGTCAAGTCAGAGGTGGTAGAAGTGGTTCGGACTCACGAGGTAGTAGATCGACGGGATCCAGAACGCGATCCATCCGAACAGCAGGTGCTTGGTCGCCGAGTGTCCGGTCTGGACACGGGTGTAGTTGCTCACCGGGGTACCTCCGACTGCGTGCCGTGGTTCTGGTTGTCGACGAGCCGATCCTCGGTGACGAAGGTCTGGTCGAGGGTCACGTCGCGACCGTAGATGGTGACCAGGTCGTAGTGCCGGAACGAGTACTCCTCGACCGCTCCCGCGCCGACATTCACGTGGATCTCGTTACCGTCCATGCTGATCTGACGCAGCTCGGCGATCACGATCTTGACCGACATCTCGTCGTCTCCGAACCGCTTCGGGAACCGGATGTATCGGCCGATGTCGCGGGCCATCAGCTCGCAGGCGTAGACCTGGACGGCGTTGTCGACGAGGCTGTGCGCGGGCTCCTGGCGGGCAACCCAGCCGCCCCGAGAGACCGTCGCCGCGACGATCGGGACCGTTGAGCTCGGCTCAAGGTTGTCCATCATGTTCAGTTCGTCGGCCATCCGGTCGCGATCGGCCTTCTTCTTGGTGGCGGGCATGGTCATCCAATCTTCGTGACGCGGGCGAGGGCAACGGAACGGAATCCGCCGCCGATTTCGAGGAAGTGCAGGATACGGAGATCCTCGCCGAACTCGACGGGGTCGAACTCCGCGGGAGTGATGTGCGGCGGGTGCTTGCCGCCGTTGGCATCGACTACGGCGCGGTCGAGCGCGCCGGACAACGAGTTGCGCCAGACTACCTCGACCTTGCCCTTCGCGAGCTTGGCGAGGATCTCGGTGTTCGACAGCTCGCTGGCGACCTTCGACCAGTTGCGATCGGGGTTGGCCTGCTGGCCGCGCACCGCGGCGTAGGTGCCCTGCTGCGACCAGGTCGCGTGCTCGGCGTCCTTCGGCTTGGCCTTCTCCGCGGCGGCCTTGTGCCCTAGCGCCTCGGCGGCCACCGCCGCTTCGTCGGCCTTCGGCCCGGTGCCGTAGAACTCCGACACCGTCTGGTCGGCAGGATGGGCGGCACTATCGCCATCGCTATGGGCGGCACTGTCGTCGCTGTCGCTATGGGCGGCATCGGTGGGCGGCACAGAGTCGCTCTCCTGCTGGTGGGCGGCACTATGGGCGGCACTGGTGGGCGGCACTGGGGGTGCGTCGGCGGGCTGCTGGCTGTCCTCGGCCCCGCTCGGCTGCGGCTTGACGTGGAAGTCGTTCTCGATCGCCTCGCGCACGTCGCCGGACTCGGGGTCGAGCACCTTCTGCGCGCCGATGACGTCGACGTAGGTGACCTGGTCGCTGTCGGTGTCGGGGTCGATCGCATAGAACGCGCGGATCTCCTCTGCGCCCCACTCGTTGCCGAGGTCGCGGCGCAGCGTGACGAAGGCGAACTTCTTGTTGGCTCGGGGTGCCTTGGGGGCGACCCAGCCGTACTGCTCGGCGTGCGCTGTGATCTGCTTCGCCATGTCGAGGGCCTCCGCCTTCGCGGCGTCGAACTCTTCAGGGGTCATGCTTTCCTCCTTGGGTGAAACTCTGAAATCCTAATCAGAACAACGAAACTGGTCATATTCGGCTAGTACCCCGCGTACCCCGCGTACCGCCCGGCTCCCGGCTCCCGCGTCCGGCCCGGCCCCGGCTCCCGCGTCCGGCTCCGCGCTCGACCCCGGCTCCCGTGCGCGCCCTCGAACGCCCGTTCGACCGGCCGTGCCGCTCGAACATCCGTTCGATCGAACCTCTGTTCGATCCGGTGTCACTCTCACCCCGGCCGGTTTCCCGTTCGCGCTGTGCCGCGCGATCGCCGTGTGACACCGTCGGCGCGCTATCTGTGTCGCCGTGGTCGGCCGGGTGTCTGTATCTCACCCGGTGCGCGTAACCCTCGCGCTGTGACCGTGTCCCGCTGTTCTGTTCTCAATCTGCATATGGCTTGCGCCGTTGCCAACACTGTACCGGTTGATCGGCAACCGATGCAAGTCCCGTGTTGAGCGTGTCCCCGCGGCCGGTCTTCGGTGCCGGTTCTCCCCGCGGGGTGCGCGATCGCTCGCGCCGTTGCGGTCGACTGTACACACCTCCCCCGGTTGACACCAACTAGACAAGTAGGCGAGATCTCGCCTACTGTGACCCTCACCGGCCGCACACGGCGACCGGCACACCGAAAGGATCTACCCGTCATGGCAACAACAGCGTTCAACATCCGCGAGCTCACCGGCGACGACGCGGCGCAGTACCTGGACAACCGGCCGCGTATGCGCGCTTTCCACGTCGACGGCCGCGGAGTGTCGGGCCCGTTCACTGTGCAGACGATGCTCACCCCGTACGGTGCGCCGGTTCATCGTCCGATCGACCCGGCGACCGGGACCAACTCCGACGCGGATCGACCGGTCGCGAGCTATCCCGGGTTCGTATTCGAGTTTGGTCCGATGGTCGTCGGTACCTACCTCAACACTCATGACGACGCGCAGCGGCACCCGTACCCGTTCACTGTGAACGGCCGCGAGTACCGACGTCTCACCGTGCGCGCCGACTTCCATCCGATCGACGTCGCCGAGTCGAGTGATTTCTACGGGGTCAAGCGCGCGCACTCGACGAACGGTTACACCCTCGCGCAGGCGCGCACTCACTGTGAGTACAGCGGCGAAGTGATCGCTTCGCCGGTCCCCGGCACCGACGGCGAAGCACACGCCGGTATCTACGTCGTCGACGTGCGCGACTATGACGTCACCGACGCGGCACGCCGGACACTGCGCCGACTGGCCTCGCGCGTCATCGCGACGACGTATCTCGGCGACGAAGGTCACCACGACGACATGCTGGACCTGATCGCCCGCGACATCCGCGCCGACATCATCGTCGCCGAGGAGATCTCGACCCGTTGGCAACGTGAGTCGGTGCGTCTCCAGAACCTCGCCATCGCTGCGCGCACGACGGCCGTCCGCAACCCGGTTGCGTCGGTGATCGCATGACAACCGCGATCGCTACCCGCGTCGAGTCGGGCCCGCTGCGCGTCGACGTCGAGCGCGTCGGCGACACCGTCGCCACGCTCACCGCGGCCGGGTATGTCTGGCAAGTGATCGCCGACGGCGACGACACCTATCCGCGGGTGCGCGTCACGTGCCACGGCCGCAAGGTCTCGCGTCTGTTCGATCGTTGGCAGTATCCGCGCGCGGACGTCTGGCACGCCGTCGGTGTCGCCGGGGTGCGCCTGATGACACGCGCGGACGTCGTCGAGATCGACCACGAACCGGCCGGGCTCGGCGCGGCGAGCTACGTCGGCCGACGGCCGTTGCCTGATCACGAACGGCACGCCGTCGAGTCGGCTACGCGGTTGTACGTCGTGCGAGATCTCGCCTAGCTAGTTGTCACGGTTAACGCCATCACGTAATGTCATCCGCGGCGGCCGGGCACCCGTCCGGCCGCCGCACACCTCGAAAGGATCGAACCATGTTGATCAACACACCCCACGGCGTCACAGCCACCGTCGACGCTCGCACGACGTACGCCTACGGTTCACGCACGGCGACCGGCACGCTGCGCACGGCGACGGTGACCTATCGCAGCGGGTACGGGTACCCGGTGCCGGTCGCGCTCAACGCGCTGCGCGGCGACGAATGGACACCGTCGGCGCACCCGGCCGCCTGGGATACTCCCCCGACGCACGTCGATACGTGCGAAGTCTCGCGCTACCTCACCCCGGCCGGTGCGCAGCGGGTGCGCAGCGAGCTACTCAACGGGGCCCGGCGCGCACAATCGGCCGCATGGGACCTCACCCCCGGTCGGATTTACACCGGGGCCCGCGTGACGTCGCTCACCGTGCGGACGAACCGTGTGTGTGTCGTGTGGGACCGGCGAGAGCTTGTGTGGTGGGAGGACGTATACCTCACCGACGCGCCGGTATACCTCACTCATCGCGACGGGGTGCGCGAGATCGCCGACGTCCGGCAGTACCTCGACGGCGTCATGTATCAGGCAGTCGACGGTGTGCGATACGACGCCGACACCGACACCGGCACGGTGCGAGTGTTCGGCCGCACCCTCGCCGACGTCGTCCGGTGTCTCGATTGCGGCCGCGCATGGGATGACGCGCACACAACCGGTGTGACGCCGTCGCCGTCCGGCCGGTGCCCTTTCGAGCACGATCACGGTCTCCCCGTCGCGCAGCGCGCCTACCCGTTTGGCGGTGAGCTGTGAGCGCGCCGGGTGCGCGTCTCGCGCAGCGTCTCACCGCGGCCGGATACCGACGCGCCGACGCGGCCGTGTGGTCGGCCGACGGCGAGGTGTGGGAGACCGTTCTGCGACATTCCGAATACGACGGGCACGCGATCATGGCGGCCGTCGAGATCTCGCGAGATCAACGCGGCCGGGTGACGCGCGCGGCATACCTCGACGATGACGGCCGTCGATACCCGTTCGGTCCCCGGCGCGTCGTCGGCGAGCTGCTCGACTATCTCGCCGGGGTGCGGTTCGACGTCACGACGTGGAACAGCGCATATCCGACGTTCGGTGTCGCGTATGGTCCGGCGAGCGTGACGCGAGTTGCAACGCGCCGACACGCGCGCGCGTTGCGCGAAGCTCGCGCAGCGAACGGCGATCAAGTCACCTTGCGCCGGGTCGATCCGGCCGGATACCGGGCCCGCGTCACGCCGTGACTTGTCACGGTTAACGTCATCCCGTAACGTATGCCTCACCGGGCCCGCCGGGCCCCACACGAAAGGATCGAACCATGACAACTCTCACCCCCGCGCAGATCGCCCGCATGACGGCGATGGGTACTCCCGCGCACCTCGGCGGAGACTGGACAGTCACCGACACCGTGCGAAGCGCGCACGTTCTCGCGGCCGTCGTCGCGAATGATGACTTCCACGGCGCGCTATCCAACGTCATCCGCGGCGCGGGTGCGCGTATCTGGGAAAACCTCGAATACGTCGGTGCCGACGACGTCGATCGCTTCGCCGCGCACGTGGAAGGATCGACCCGCTACGGCACCGACGCGGCCGACCGCGCGCGGATCGTTGGCGAGCTGCGCGCGATCGCCGATTACATGCGCGAGTGCGCCGACGTTTTCGCCGACATTTTCGCTCCCGACCGTTGTGTGGTGTGCGGTGACGTCGTCGACTACTGCCAAGGTCACGGCGCGATCGGTGACCCGGCCGGTAATGCGGTGCTCAACGCACACGACGACGGCGACCACACCCGGTGCCACCCGGCCGGATGCAGTGACGCGGCCGACGCGGCCGACGCGGCCGACGCGGCCGACGCGGCCGACGCTCGCCGGTACGTCGTGACCGGCGACCGGCGCGGCGACTACTACGACGGGGTGCGCGCAACCTACGCGCGCAACGTCGCCGCGGCCGACGTCTCGCGCACGGTCGACGCGGCGCAGCGCGCCGGGTGGTCGAACGTCGTCGCAACCGTCGAAAGTTTCTGACACACCCCTCACCCCCGCGGCCGGGTGCCACCCCGCACCCGGCCGCACCCCTCGAAAGGATCGAATCATGCGGATACACACAACTCTCACCCTCACCGTCGTGAGCGAGTGCCTCGACGCCGTAAACGCGCTCACTCGCGAGATCTCAACCGACGTCGCGCCGCGCAGCGCGCGCGAGGATTACCGGCCGCACACCGTCACTCCGGCGCGGTTCGACGCTCTCGACGTCCACGGGTCACGCACGCACCCCCGCGGGATAGAGGTGAAGCTCACCGGTGACGCGACGAACCGGCCGAACAGCGGGGCCCGCGGGGGGCGTTGGGGGAGTGACGAATACGCGGCGAGCTATGACCAATGGGGGTTGTTCCTTGCTGAGATCTATGCGCGCGATGAGTCGGCGCGCGTGCCGCAGATCTATCACAACGGCGACCACTTTCACTGGGCAACCGGCGACCGGTACCGGCGCGAGATCTGGACACCGTCGGACTATCACCGTCGCCACAAGTGGGAGAGTCACGGTTCAGCGGCGACCGGTTCGTACTACGTCCACGGCTGCACGGCCGACGATTGCTCGGCGATCACGCGCCGGGTGTCGTGGGGACACAAGTGGGCCGACATTTCGGGGTGCGCGCTGTGAACGTCCGCGAACGGCGCGCGCTGCGCGAGATCACCGCGGCCGCGCTGCGCGGGGTGGTCGCTATCCCGATCGACTCCCCCGCTTATTGGCAAGCTCTCGACGTCCTGCACACTGCGCGCGCTCACCGGCGCGCGCTCACCTTGGAAGGTTCGACGAAATGACAAACCTCACCCCCGGCGACGGTGTCGAGATCGACGACGCGACCGGCGAGATCTCGCGCGGATTGTGCGCAGCCTTCCCCGATGCGGCCGACGCGCCGACCATCGTCGAGAACCTCGCCGCAATGAGTCACGGGTACTTACTCGCGCTTCTCTGGACACAACGGGTCGGCGCCGTCGACGACCTCGACGACACGACGCTTCTCGACGCCGGTTACACCGTCGACGACGTCGACGCGTCGACGCGCGAGCGGGTCACGCGCGAGCTGCGCGACGTCGTCGAGACGCACCCGCTCGCCGTCCGTATGTACGGCGCGCAGCGGCGACACAACGCGGCCGACGGTTCGGTGTGGGAACACTTTGGACATGACTTTCTGCTCACTCGCGATGGACACGGCGCAGGATTCTGGGACCGCGGACTAGGCGCGCTCGGCGACTACCTCACCGCGGTCGCCGACGGGTACGGCGAACACGACGAGCTGTTCACCCTCGACGGGGTGACGCTCACCGACGGCGTTACCGTCACGCCGTGACTTGTCACGGTTAACGTCATCCCGTAACGTATGCCTCACCGGGCCCGCCGGGCCCCACACGAAAGGATCGAACCATGTCGAACGTCACCCCCATTGCGGCCGTTGCAACACTGCGCGTCGTCGACGTCGAGACCGGTGGTTACCGTTCGCGGTTCTCGTTCGCGAGTTTGTCGGCCGCACTGATGACGCTGCGCGAGCAGTACGGTCCCGGCGAAGCGGACGTGCTCGACAACGTCACCGGCGAGGTCTACGACGTCGTGTCCGATGATGACGTCGACGCGCTCGACTGGACTCCCCCGGCCGCGCCGGTCGCGCTCTGACACCGACGGCCGGGCCCACACCGGGCCCGGCCGTTCTCCTCTCTTCCCTCGAAAGGATCGACCCTGATGGACCTGCACACCCTCGACGGCCGCGCAGTCGGCCGCGCAACCCTCACCCCCGGCGAGCTATCGGCTATCGCGCGAGAGGCCGCAACGCATATCGGCGCAACGATCGACGCGCGAGCTCGCGAGCTGATCGACGCGCAGCGCGCAGCGATCGCCGACCGGGCCCGGCCGAGCGTCGACCCGGCCGACGGTGGCACCGACGGCGCGGCACCCTCGCGCCGTCGCCGTTGGTGGCCGTGGGTTGCGGGTGTGCTGCTCGCGCTCGCGTTGATCGGCGCAGTCACCGACGGCGGCGACGATGACGCACCGGCACCCGCGGCCGACGCCGTGCCGATCGGCGCACCGACGGTCTCCCCGCAACCGGCCGACGCACCTCGCACGGTCCCGGCCGATGACGGTTCGATCATGGTCGGTGGCGTTGTGGTGGATAACGTGTTTGACGATGGCTCACCGCTGCGCTCGCGGTTTGCGGGCGTGCTCACCGCGTACGGAGTGAGCGGAACTACCGGCCGATCACTTGACGCAAACCTCGCCGACGGCGTGACGTTCTGCCAGAACCTCGTGACCGGTGACGCGCTCGCGCAGCGTCATGCGTCGGTTGTCACCGGGACGGCCGACCGGTCGGCCGCATACGGCATCGGAAAACAACGGCGCGCGATTGTCACCGCGGCACTTTCGACGCTCTGCCCTGCTCTCTAAACCCTCACTCACGCAAAGGATCTCGACATGCACACCTCCCCGAACGGCACCCGGTATCTCACCCTCGACGACGTCACGGCGATGCTGCCCAACGGCGACGCTCCCCGGCCGCGCAGCGCGAGCGGGTACGGCGAAGTGGCAACCCGTCACCGGGTGCGCTGCGCCGTCGGCGACGACGCGCGGATCCTCACCCGGCGCGTCTACGCTCTGAGCTATGGCAACGGGGGAGGGTCCCCGTACGTTTATGGCACGGTGTCCGGCGAGCGTCAGCGGTTCTACCTCGACACCGTCACCGACCACACCTTGAGAGATCTCGCCGCGGCCGGTGTCACCTGGGCCCCGGTTACTAACCTCGACGTGCGCGACGCGCGAGATCTCGACACTCGCGCCGGTGGTGTCCACGGCGACGGGTACGCGCAGCGGTTGCGTTTCGACGGGTCACCGCGGGGACCGCTGTGCGTCTACCCGACGTCGCGGCCGGATGACGTCGGCCTACCGACGCGAGAGGGTCGGCTGTTCTTCGCTCGCCGCGCGCACGACGTCGGCGCGTAGCTCACCCCGTAGGGCCCGGCGAGATCTCGCGCCGGGCCCTACTTGTGCCGGTTAACGTCAACGGGTAACGTCGGTGCCAGCGGGTGAGAGGCACCCGCCCCACGAAAGGATCGACCGATGCCCTACCGAGCACAGAACCGAAACATGATCGCCGCTGTCCAGTCGACGAAAGGACTTTCCGCGGGTGCGCGTCTCGCCGCGGGCCCGGCCGTCGTCGACGCTCGTATCGCCGACCGTAACGGCTGGATCATTGTCGAGTTGTCCCCGTACGCGCTCACCGTGCGCGACGTAGAGGGATTCGAGTTGCACGCGGAATACTCGACGGCGTCCAACGGCGTCACTCGCGCCTGGACTCGGGACGGCGACCGGATGAGCAACTTTGCGCGTTCATCTCACTACACCCTGCGCGAGCGTGTCGTCGGCGCGCTGAAGGCCAACGGGGAACAGTGCCCGAACACAATGGTCTGTGACCCCGACTCCCCCGACGCGGCCGTCCGCGGTTACGTGTTGCGCTGTGTCGAACCGGCCGGACACGACGGCGCGCACGTCTGGCCCTGATCTCCCCCACACAAGGCACCCCGGTCACACGGCCGGGGTGCCTTGCTGTCTGTCCTACTTGTCACGGTCGACGTCATCGCGTAACGTCGGTGTCGGCGCGGCACACGGCCGCGCACGTCGAAAGGATCGAACCATGACACACACCCTCACCCCCGGCACCGTCGCTACCGTCGTCGAGTCGCGCGAGCTGCGCGGTCACGTCGTGCGCGTCGTGCGCGTCGACGACGACCACGAGATCGCGCACGTCGAGATCGACCGGCCGACTGTCGCGCCGGGTCTGCTCACCGTCGCCGTGCGGTTTGCTGATCTGGTCCCGGTGACCGGGTCGACCAAGATCACGAAACTCACCGCGGCGAACGTCCGCGCGCTGCGCGAAGCTGTCCAGCACGGGTTCCTGTCCGGCGTCGAGACCGGCGAGACAGTCGCAACGTTCGCGGGGACACCGGCCGACGCTCTCGCGCGCGTCGACGCTGCGCGCGCGGGTCTCGCGGGTCTGTTCGGCACCCGCGGCCACCCGGTCGCGTCGATTCCGGCCGTGCGCCGTAAGTTGATCGCGGCCGCCGCGCAGTGACCTACTCGGCCGGGCCCGCCACACGCACGGGCCCGGCCGTTCTGTCTCCCCACCACACACAAAGGATGAACCGATGACACTTGCAACAACTCTCGCCGCACTCGCGGCGATACTGTCCCCCGTCCACGCACCGGCCGACGTGCCGCTGTACCCGGTCGACTCCCACGGCGTCACCGTCGTCGCTCCCCGACTGTCTGGCACCGGCGAGCTTCTGGAGGATGAGTCGCCGTGGTCCGGCGCGTACGGCGGCGAGCTGATCAACTTCGGCGCGGGTATCGCTTGCTACACCGACCACACGGCCACCGACGGCGCAGCGTGGCACATCGTGCAGACATGCGAGCGTCCGGCATGACGCGCGAGGCGCGCGCATAGCCTTATCCGGTCCCGGCGCGCCGGTCGACCCGGTCCCGGCCGTTGGTGATACCTCACCCCCGATACCTCACGGTGTCGGGGGTGAGGTGCGTTTAGGGCACCCCTCGCGGGGGAGGGGTGCCACGGGTAGGGGTGCCATACGGCCGCGGTGTGATCGGCGCGAGATCTCGCCACACGGCCGCGTGCTGCGCGCCGATTGCGCCGCGGGACCTCGCACCCGGTCGGGGACGTCCACCTCGTGAGGGGTGCCTACAGCGGGCCCTATGGGGTGCCCTAGTGGGTTGTTTTCGAGCGGGTGTGGCGAGGGTACGGAGGAAAATTGAAAAACTCATAATTCCTCATGAGGAATCGCATTTTCTTCATATCGAACAATTATTCGATATGTATAAACAATGGGATAGATATATGGCTATGGGTAGGGGTCCTATATAGGGGTGAATATGGCACATATACATATATATGTATATTGCATATTATTTATTGGAATAATTATTTGATATTTGAATTATCAATTTGTTTTTTTGTTTGTGTCAATCATTGACAACTCGTGTGAGTGAGGGAAGAGCGAAGGGTGAGCAGGGTTGCGGATATGTGCGTCGAGAGAACCGAACATCGTCGAGCAGGGTGCGCTGTCATGAGCAGCGGCGAAGGGTGCGAAGGGTGCGAAGTGATCGGGTGTGCAGTGATCGACTCGGCCGCGGCGACCGGGTGCGCGGCGAGGGGTTGCGAGGGTGCGCCGAACGGGGGTGTGCGTTGCGGCCGCTGTGCGCGCCGTGTGCGCGTCGAGACCTCGCCGGGTGCGTCGGGGTGCGAGCGTCTGTTATCGGCTGTGAGCTGCGCAGACAGCGGGACGCATGGCCTCGCGGGTGACACAGGGACCCGCACGGCGCGAAGCGTCGGACGGGGGGTGTCACCCCTCCCCCGGCCGTCCGGCCGGGGGCCCGCCGCGTAC